ACCATCACCACCATGAACCTCAAGCTGATGCAGAAGGCATATGAAGCAGGTGACGTTGAGTCCTTCTGCAAGCTTCAGGACCGGGTGCACGCCGTACACGACCGGCGTAAGAAGATGGTACCGGTCGAGGTGCCGACCCGGCTGGTGGTGGACCAGAACACCACGGTGCAGACCGACCAGGACCGCGAGCTGGCGGAGATGCTGGCGAACAAGGCCCAAGAGGTCGAGGACACCGTCCGCTGGCTGACCGAACAGACCCAGGGCTGAAGTTCTGTTTGCCCCGGCGGGGTACCTGCGTCCCCGGCAATCGGTGCGATAGGATGACACCATGGCTGGACTTGTAGCAGACGGTGACCTCACCGACGCGATCGATCGGTATCTGCACGCTGTGGGCTGGGCTGTCGCCGACCTGCCGGTGCTGGACGTGCTGGTGGTGATCCACCGGCGCGGCTACGACGAAGACGGAGCCAAGTCGCTGACGTCGACCATCGTGCCCACCGATTCGTCCGTACCGACCCTGATGGGCATGTGCAGGTCGGCCGAGATGCGCTTCGAGAAGATAGTCAGTGCGTCTTTCGTCGATCCGGAGGAGTAGGGTCACCGTGATGACGCCCCTACGTCGGTACCACCCCACCAAGGAGTGGGAGGTGGTACCTCACGCAATGGTGTCGCCAGCGCCGGACGGGTCGGTAGCCTACTTCCAGGACAGCCTGTCGCCGTCGGTCCGTAAGATCGTCGCCCTGTTCGACGACTCGATCGGGCGCGCGCTGTGCCGGTACCTGGTCGCCTCGATCACCGGGCGCGGGTTCCAGATCACGGACGGGCCGTATCTGCAGGTCCTGGAGGAGGACGGCCTGGTACCGCACGGGTGGGTGATGCTGCGGGCGGTTGCCTGGTGCGACGAGTTCGATTTGCTGGTACCAGAGGAGGAGAACAAGCCATGACCGACACATACCCGGTGGGACCGCCCAGCAACCCCACGCCGCCTCCACCACCCCCGCCCCCTCCGCCGCCGCCTGGCCGGTCCTGGTGGAGCAGGTTCTGGCGGTGACCGAGCCTGCATCCGCGCCAGCCGCCCACCTGATGACCGTTCGGGGCGCACCGGAAGGGGGTGGTGTACTGGTCGGCCACCTGCGGTGCGAAGGCCCGGAGACGTACGTGCCGAACATGCCGGGCCAGGAGTACGCCCTGGTGATCGACCAGATACAGGCGATCGTGCACCACGAGTGTCCGCCCGGTACCGGCGACAACGTGGGCGACGTGACGATAGGGGTGGTGTAGTGAGTGTCGAGAGCCGGGAACCGGAGCCGGAGGAGCTGGTCGACCGCCTGAAGAGGGCGGTCCGCCGCCGCCCTGAGGTGTACGACCGCGAGGTGCGGCGTACGGTGAGAGAGGCCGAGTCCTTGACCCTGGCCCATCAGCGGGCGGTGTCGCAGTACCTGGCCGAGCAGGCGGGGGTGGTGTCGGGTGTGCCGGACGCTGCCTCGAGAGCGGTCGGGCATGCCTGGCGCACCTACGACGATGTTGTGATCGAGATGATATTGAAGATCGACGATCGTCTGTTCATGGCACGCGAGCGGGTCGACGGCATGACCTGGGAGCTGAACTTCAAGCCTCGGGCCGACCGGTGGGAGGAGTTCTTGAACTTCTTCGCTCGCAAAGCGGTGGGTTCCATGTCTCAAGATCCCGAGCAGTTCGCCTACCTGCGGCGCAAGCTGTTCGTGGTCACCCCGGACGACCGGCACGACTCTCGACTGTGCCGGGCCTCCAACGACACCGGCCTGAACCAGGATCTGTGGCCGCGCTGTCTGTCGGGGGTGGTGCGAAAGGCCCTGCCCGTGAACCTGTTCTCGGTCATCGGTGACGGTGTCGGCCCTCAAGAGCTTCTGGCACAGCCGTACCGTGACGGGCGCGCGCTGGGCAGGTGCCGCTGTCGGTGTCACCAGCATCCGCTGGCGGACGTCTGCGATCCCGAGTATCACAGCACCTACCTGGCCGACTACGACGACCGCTTGTTCGTGGCGTAGCGTCTGCGTCTGCGCTAAACTCGACACATGAGCTGGGAGAAGTGGGACCGAGACCACCGCCCGACGTCGGCCGACAAGGCCGCGCGGTCGACCGGTGCGGATTGGGTCAAGCGTGAGTCGGATAATCTGACTCAACTGCACCCCGGACTCAAGCTCAACGTCAGTCGTAGTAGCGCCGGGCACGTGGTAGTGCACTCGATAGTGGTACCCAAGGACAACAGATCCGAAGGAGTAGGCAGCCACATCATGCAGCATCTTACCCGGCACGCCGACGCCCACGGCGACACCATGGCGCTGACTCCGTCCAAGGATTTCGGCGGCACTGTATCCCGTCTGAAGATCTTCTACGGTCGACACGGGTTCAAGCCGAACACCGGCCGAAGTCGAGATCTGTCGATCTCCGAGACGATGGTGCGGGAGCCGAAGAAGTGAGCGGTGCAGACGCAGACGGCGGGCAGTACACCAACGCGGTGTCGCGTGACCGCATGTCGAAGGGTTGGCCGCAGGACGTCGGCACGGCCAAGGCAGATCCATCGGCGGCCCAGGGAATCAACCAGTACCCGGGTGCCAACCCGACCACCGCCAAACAGCCTTCGGCGCTGGAGTACCAGACCTACGAGACAGTGCCGGGCCAGCAGCAGCACGTGGTGCACAAGGGGGTGCCGATCGGGTATGTACAGAAGTACAACGACCCCGGGCACGGCCCGCTGTGGTCGGCTGTCATCGCAGACCAGGTACACGCCCGCAACCCCCACCGGGCACAGACCCAGCGCGGGTTTCTGCACGCTTCTGACGCTGTCGGGCATCTCACCGACGCCCATCGGGACGTGGCCCAGATCGAGTCCTCCGGTATCTGGCGACCCGGTCCGCCCGGTGGCGGTCCGAATCTCCCGGGTCACTGATGAACGCCCTATTGCGCAACTGGGACCAGGTCTGGCCCAATTTGGAGGGTAGCGCGGCGTGGTGCTGGCCAGCGCTGATCTGGCACCACCTGCTGATTAAGCGTCACATCAGCCGACTGTTTACAGAGAACGGAGGACGCCGTGGCGGAGAAGAAGGCAGGCGGGGGTGGTGGAGGCCGCAAGTCCCCCGGCCCGATGCACAGCAAGGCGCAGTGGAGGTTCCTGTACGCCACCAAGAAACCGTTCGCCCACAAGTGGGCCGAGCAGGTGGTGGCGGAGCGGGGTCCGAAGACCGGGTACCATAGCCTGCCCGATCGCAAGGGGGTTCATCGTTGAGTTTCTGGCGTCCGTGGCCGGACTATCCGGAACTTTCTCGATGGGACCTGTTCGTACAGATGTTGATGGACTGGTTCGGGTACCCACACCGCCACGATTGGCAACAGCAGTCCTACCCACGCCGGGGTTGGGACGGGTCGGTATTTTACCTGAGGGAGTGCTCGACGTGCCACAAGGTGAAACCGTACCGGTAAACGCCAGACCGCTATGCACAGAAAGGTCGAGTAAGATATGAGCACGCTTCCGCCTGCGGGTTCGATTGGGCTGGTTAAAGTCGAGGGTGTGGTCGGCGAGGCCATCCGGGTCGGCCAGTGGCTCGACGGCGACGGGTTCGAGGACTACGAGCACGCGTTCGTGTTATATCAGCGCGGCTCCCAGGCCGCCCTGTCGACTGTGGTCGAGGCTGAGCCGGGCGGTACCCGGTTTGCCGGTCTGGAGGAGTACCGGGGCCGGAAGGTCCTGTGGCTGCCGTGCCCGGAGCAGTACACCACTGCAGTGATGATGGCTGCGGTGACCTACGTCGGTCTGCCGTACTCGTTCACCGACTACGCCGCGATCGCCGCCCACCACCTGCACCTGCCGGTAGCCCGCCTGCTGGAGGCCGTGGTCGAGCACAGCCACCACGTGGTCTGCTCCCAGCTGGCCACGGCCTGCGCTGACAAGGCCGGTTGGCCGCTGTTCCCCCCGAGTGAGTGGCCGGGGTACGTCACCCCCGGGGCGCTGGCGAAGCTGGTGCCCGCCGGTACAGAGCCGCAGCTGATCGAGTGACTGTCATCGACACGCCGGTCGAGGCTGTCGAGGACTTCCCCACCCACATCATCCGGCCGTCCGAGCGTATCGGCTATCTGCGGGGCGAGACCTCCGAGACGTTCGACCCGGTATCGTACATCCGGTCCAAGGACATAGGGTGGAAGAGCCGACCGTCTCTGCTGGCCGATCCCACCTCCTCCGGTACCGAGTGGCGCAAGGCGCAGACCAAGCTCGACCCGATGCTGTTCGCGCTGCTGTACCTGCGCGACCACCTGAAGTCCGAGGCCACCCGGAACGAGATCACGTTCTGTGACGCCCACCTGGACTGGTGCCGTGAGGCCCTCGGCTGGGTGGTGCCGACGCGCCAGCCGCGCGAGGCGCGTGACGTCTACGTTGCCCCGCGCGAGCTGGGCAAGTCAACCTGGTTCTTCCTGATCCTGCCGCTGTGGGCGGCAGCACACGGACACCGCAAGTTCATCGCGGCATTCGCGGACGCGGGCACCCAGGCCGAGATGCACCTGCAGACTTTCAAGAACGAGCTGGAGAACAACCAGCTGCTGCAGAAGGACTTCCCGGACCTGTGCGAGCCTGCGACCCGGTACCGGGGCGCCACCCAGTCCGACACCAAGGGCCTGACGATCCGCAAGTCGGGGTTCGTGTTCGGTGCCCGGGGCGCCGACTCCAAGACCCTCGGCATGAAGGTCGGGCACCAGCGGCCCGACATGCTGATCCTGGACGACATCGAACCGGGCGAGGACCAGTACTCAGAGTTTCAGGTGCAGGGACGTCTAACCACCATCACCGACGTCATCTTTCCGCTGTCCGAGTACGCCCGCGTGGTGATCGCGGGTACGGTGACCCTGCCGGGTTCGATCATCCACCAGCTGGTCCGATCGGTCACGGAGCCGGAGGACGACCACCCGGAGTGGATCTCCGAGCAGAATATGCGGGTACACTACTACCCGCCTATCCTGACGAACGACGACGGTACGGAGCGCTCGATCTGGCCTGCCAAGTGGCCGATAGCCTACCTGCAGGCGATCCGCCACACCCGGTCGTTCCTGAAGAACTTCGCCAACTCGCCGATGGGCATGGACGGCGACTACTGGACCAAGGACGACTTCAAATACGGGTCTCTGACCGGCAAGACCCGGGTGGTACTGTCGATCGACCCGGCGGGCAAGACCAAGACCACCTCGGACTGGACGGGTCTGGCGGTGGTGGGCTGGTCCCCGCCGCTGGACAACGCCGATCCGCGCCGGAAGGCCATCGACGCCGACGACATCCAGGCGGCTGTCCTCGGCAACCTCGGGATGTGCGAGGTGATGTACGCCCGCGCGGTGAAGCTGGTGGGCGAGAAGCTGCGTGCGGAGGTGCTGCGGGTTCTGGAGGCGTTCCCCGAGATCGGTCTGGTGCTGGTCGAGATCAACCAGGGTCAGGAGCACTGGTACGACATCCTGCACCATCTGCCGTGCAAGATCCAGCTGATCGACCAGACGGTCGACAAGCGGGTACGCGCGGCCGAGTCGCTGGCCCACTATCAGCGGGGCAGGGTGATGCACACCGCCCGCCTAGGCGCAGCCGAGGAGCAGATGGTGTCGTTCCCGCGCGGTCCGAACGACGACATGGTGGACGCGGTGGGGTCGGCAGTCACCCGGCTGCTGCGGCGCAAGAAACGTACCGGTATCCAGGCCCAGAACGTCGGATCGTACGCCTGAACCCCCGCTGTCGCGGGGGCTCGGGGCGGGGGTGGTGCAGGGGGCTAGCTGACCCACGCGGAGACCGCCTCGACCTCTTCGGGGAGGCAGTGGACGTAGTACACCGTCGAGGTCTGTCCGTCCTCGTGGATCCGCTCGATGCGGACGCGCGCGGAGTCCCGGAGGGTTCCGCTCGCGGTGACCTCCTGACCGATCTGTCGGGTGGTACGGACGCCACCGGCGGGGGTGGTGTGCTCGATGACCTCGGTGGTGTCGGCCGTGAACTCGAACATCTCGGGTTCCTCTTTCTTCCGGCGGGGACCGGTTGTCCCCTCTACCCACAGTCAACCACGCCCTTGACCAAATGTCAAGATACGACGACGCCCGCCGGACAACCGGCGGGCGGGGGCGATGTATCAGGCCACCAGCAGCCAGTCGGTGGCGGCGGTGTCCTCGTCGGTGGGCTCGTACCGGACCAGCGTCTCGGACAGCTCGTCCCACAACTCGCGGCTTCCGTCCGGGTTCTGGCAGACCATCAGCGTCTGGGGCCAGCCCTCGCGCTGGACCGGCTCGCCGAGACCCAGGTACTTGGCGGCGTCGTCGAAGTTCATCTCAGTGCCTCTCGCTAGTTCTTAACCTTAACACCATTCAATCATACCCTTGTCTGGCTGTCAATGTTGGGGCACAGTGGCGCCCCCGACCCGGTGCGGGTCGGGGGTCGCGGGCCGAAGATCAGATCTCCGGGATCGTGATGTAGATCAGTCCGCCCATCGGGTGGTTTACGAGGAACTCGGTGGTGCCGGTAGCCATCTGCTCCACGTGCGCCTGAGTCAGGGGGACCGTGTACAGTCCGTACTGGGCGTCCTCCTCCTCCACCATCTTGTCCAGCTGCTCGATCGTGACGGAGCTGTCGGCCAGATCCGCGCCGACCAGCTCGGCGATCGCACCCACGACCAGATTCCGGTCGGTGACGTAGGGGATGGCACCGGTGGAGGTCTCGTAGGACACGGCCACCTGCCAGCCCTGGGACAGCTCGGGCTTGGAGGCGACGGCCGGGGTCTCGATGATCGGCCGAGCGTCCACCTTCCCCAGCAGGTCGCGCAAGGTGTCGGCGTAGTCCGTCATGCCCGACTCGATCGCCTCGCGGATCACGGTGCCCAGCTCGCTCTTCAGAGCAGTGGCGGTTTCGGCGTCGATGATGTACTCGGTCATCTCGGTGTCTCTTTCGACCAGGGGGGCGGCCAGCCCGCCCCCTCTAGGACCAGTCAACCATAGGATTGTCCCCCTGTCAATACTTCTGACAGGGGGACAGCCTGCGCCGGTCAGGCGCCTTCGTATTGGCGGTTTTCGAAGTTCTCGGTCAGGGAGGACTCGCCCGGCTCATCCTCCTCTTCCTCGGACTCGTCGATCTTGGTTTCGAGCCACAGCTCGCGGGCGATGTTCTGCGCGGATTTCTTGACGGCGTACTTGCGGGTGACGGCCTGCCAGCGCTCGGTCCCGTTCTCGCCCCGCAGCAGCGCCCAGACCTGGTACACCTTCTTAGCCATTGTTCCGCTCCTCAGCGTGCAATCTCGACGTGAACCAGGTACCGGTCTTCGTAGATGCTGACCTCCCGGTCCCAGCGGACGCCGTCCAGCGCCAGCTCCGACAGCGCCTTCACGTCCAGCGGGATCAGCCACTGGCCGGGGACACGGTCTGCGGTGTGGTCCGGCTTAATCAGACTGCGCCACTGGGGCTCCAGCGAGCTGTACATCGCGAAACCCAGGGCCTCCCGCACGACGGTGACGGCAACCAGCCACATCGTCACCGGCTTCAGACGCGCGCCCTCCTTGTCGACCGCGTGGATGTCGGCCAGCCAGCCGGTAGACAGGTCGCGGCCGGACACCTTCTCGTAGTCGTCACTCATTTCGGTTACTCCTCAGTTGGAGCCGGTACGGCCCACGTTGTGGTAGGTGGCCTCGGACGAGGCAGCCGACTGGGTGTTCTGCCAGACGCTGCGCCACCCGCACTCGCAGGCGCCCCGGTGGTAGGTGCGCCCGTTGCGCTTCTCCGACTCGGTCCAGGTGTTGCTGTGCTTGGCCATGTTCGACGTCTCCTCGGGCGGGGGTGGTGTAACGGGGTCCATTCTAGCATAGTATTGTCTAGTTGGCAAGCACACCACCCCCGTCTGCGTCCGCACGGGCGTGGCCGACAGCGTGCCTCGAATGGTTCAATAGACCCAACTTGCTTGAACAGACTCGGAGGTCGTTGGTGGCTAACCCCGTTGAGGCGACGCTGGCCGCCAGCCAAGACCTGATGGAGGGCCTGCAGACGCTGGCAAACTCTCTGCCGGACTACCACCGGGCAGAGATGTACTACGAGGCCACCAACCCGGAGTTCTTCGCCAGCATCCGCCTGCGACGTGCTCTGGAGCGCACCGGCATCACTTTCCGGTTCAACCTGGCCAAGACCCCGGTTGACGTCATGGCCGACCGCCTGGAGATCAACGCCATCCAGGTGGCGGACGACGAACAGGCCGACCAGATCCTGCAGCGGATCTGGGAGCGGAATCTGATGGAACTGGAGTCCACCAACATCCACCGCCGGGCGGGGGAGTTCGGGGACGCATACCTGATCGTCTGGCCGTCGCCCGACCAGGACGAGGACGACCGATCGGGCACGGCGCTGGAGGAGGACCAGGCCGAGGACGACCTGGACTACCAGCCGGTGGACATGTTCTACAACTCGCCGAAGACCACGCGGGTCGTGTACGACATTGAGAACCCGACCCGCAAGAAATACGCCATCAAGAAGTGGACGCTTCCGGCCCAGCTGGGGATGAAGTCGAAGCCCCCCACCCGGGTCAACCTGTACTACCCGGACCGGATTGAGAAGTACATCACAGTAGCCAACTCCAAAGGCAACCAGCGTCGCGACTGGATCCAGTTCCGGGACGACGACGACGAGGAGTGGCCCTGCCCCAACCCGTTCGGCGAAATACCGGTGTTCCACTTCCGCACCGGCACCCCCTATGGCGACCCGGAGCACCGGGCGGCGTACGGCCCGCAGGATGCCATCAACAAGCTGATCATCACGCACGCCGCGACGATCGACTACTACGGCTTCCCCCAGCGGTACCTGCTCGCCAATCCGGACAAGGGATCGGACGAGCTGGCCGACTTCGACACCTCCGACGACATCAACCGATTTGAGGACACCGGCCACGACTCCACGCTGCGCGCGGGACCGGGCGAGGTGTGGTGGCTGAACGGCGTGCGGCAGGCGGGGCAGTTCGAGCCGCCGGACCCCCAGGTGTTCCTGTCGCCGCTGGAGGTCTACGTCCGGATGATGGCGCAGGTCACCAGCACCCCGCTGCACTATTTCGACCCGCAGACCTACTCCCGCCTGCCCCCGTCGGGCGAGTCGATCCGCGCGGCCGAGGTCCCGCTGCTGAAGAAGGTGCGCCGCCGACAGGTCACCTACGGGCGCGGCTGGACCGAGTCGATGCAGTTCGCGCTGAAGATCGCTACCTGGGAGGACGACTCCGGCACCGGGCGTATCTTCAACCCGAACGTGGTGGTGCGCTGGACGCCCAGCGCCACCATCGACGACGCGGCAGGCTGGCAGATGATGAGGGTCAAGAAAGACCTGGGCGTGCCCGGCCGCCAGATCCTCCAGGAGGCGGGGTACGAGGAGGAGCAGGTCGAGGAGTGGCTGCCGTACGGCGGGGACGACCTTGACCAGCGGGTGGATCTGCTGGTCAAGGTGGCTGGTGCCGCACAGCAGCTGGCCACCGCCGCCAGTCTCGGAGCGATGGATTCCAAGCAGGTCAACTCGATCATCATGAACCTGCTGAACCTGCCTGACGAGAAATCTACCGAATACGACGAAGGGACAGCCTGATGGCCTATTCGAGCGGATACGCCAAGGGAGCGGCGAACGACGCCGATCTGCTGCACGGTTGCGGGCAGACGGGCCAGGTCACCCACGCCAGCGCCAGGGGCACCGAGACCACCTCCTCCACCAAGAAAGGCATGGACCCGGGCATGTCGGCCGCGCTAGGTCGGCCCCGGGCCAAGTCCGACATGCCGGGATCGACGCCGGAGGACGTCAACGTGGCCCCCGGCCAGCGCACCACCAAGTCCCTGGGGTACGGCAAGACCCCGCCCCCGATGCCGCGCCGCTAGACCGAGAGGACAGACCGCCTGATGTCCAAGAAAAAGACACCCGCCGAGTACCGCCGTGCCGCCAAGCAGCTGGCTGCGAAGGCCCCGCAGAAGGACGACCGCGTGGTCGACCAGTCGGGGTCTAACGGCAGCGTGATCGGTACGGCGGCGGGGGTGGTGAAGGTGCAGCACGACGACGGCAAGATAGCCTTCCACGCGCTGGGAGCGGTACGCAAGGTCAACCCGGCTCCGGCGGCGCCGGAGGTCAAGAAGAAGGTCAAGTAGGGGTGGTGTGAGTGAACTGGGCCAAGTGGGATGCCGAGCACGGGCATGGCGGTACCGGCGTGTCCTCGGCCGACAAGATCGCGGCCCAGATCCGAGGTGCGCTCGGAGCGGGCAAGACCGACGAGCCCAAGGTCAGGACAGTCCGAGGTCGCAGCGGGTCCACGATCTCCCGGGCCGAGTCGGCACGGTCGGCCGTCTCCCACGTCCAGAAGAGCGACATGAAGCGCCCTGCCCCGGTCAAGGGTGAGAAGGACCAGGCGGATTCGTTCCGGACCAAGATACGGATGGCCGAGTACAACCGCAAGAAAGCCGCCGCCGTGTCGCAGGACCCGGTCGACAAGCACACCCCGCGCACCGAGGCCCGGTCCAACCCTGCATCTGACTCGTCCAAGAAAATCGCTGACCAGATACGGGGGGTCCACGGGGCGCAGCACGGGAAGGACGTCCCCGCACCAGCTAAGAAGACGGCGCGCGCGCCCAAGACCGTCAAAACCGAGGCAGAGCCGACCTTGTACAAGGACGACGAGTACGGACGTGCGTCCAAGGCAGCGGACGAGGCGACCCGGAAGGCTGAGGCCGACCCGACCGACGAGAACCACAAGGCGGCGATGGCCGCCCACAGCTACGCGGCGGGCAAGCTGGGGTCCGGCAAGGTCAGCAGCAAGAACCCGGGCGCGGTTACGTACCACAACGCCATGCGTACGTACCACTACTACGCCAACCACCCGAACCGTCCGAAGGCGGGGGTGGTGGAGGAGCACGGGGACCGGGTGGACCCGAACGCGGCTGCCGGGCAGTTTCTGGACACGAGAAGCCGGGCAGCGTCTGAGGCTGCGTACAACTCCATACCGGAGGTGCGCAAGACGGGGGTGGGTCCGGAGCACCTGGACTCTGTCAGGGCGTACACCAAAGGGTCGGACGCCACCATCAACAGCCACCTGCGCAGCGGGCCCAGTTCCGACCCCAGCGTGGCAGCGCAGGCCCAGGGGCATATCGACCGGCTGGACGAGGCTTTCGCCAAGCAGGCTCCGCTGTCCAGCGACCTGACCTCGTACCGGGGCGTGTCCCACGTGGAGCAGCTGTTCGGCAAGGTGGGGGAGAGGGTGGGTAGCGAGTTTGTCGACCACGGATTCTCCAGTACCACCACCAACCCGGAGATCGCACGGTCGTTCGGGGCACAGCATCAGGGCGGGGCGTTGCTGCGGGTCACCACCAAGGCCGGTACGCGAGTGTTGAATCCGGCCGGTGCGGGCGGGTTCGGACGGTCCGAGCGCGAGATCATGATGCCTCGGGGGTCTTCCTACCGCGTCAAGGCAGACCGTATGGTCAGGCTGCACGACGGCACCCTACAACGTCAGATCGACCTGGAGCACGGAGGATGACGGACGTGGCGGATTCGAAGAAGTCCAAGCGGTTCACCTGGACACCGGGCGACCTGGTGTGGAAAGATCGTCCTACCAGTGCCCAGAAGCTGGCTGGTCAGGCGAGCGTGCCTAAGCGGAAGCAGGAGGGGAGCAAGTGAGCTGGGCCAAGTGGGACGCCGAACACCGCAGCGCCGGTGTGCGCGTGGCCGACGTAGGTGGCGGTCGGTCCAAGGTGACCTCGGGCGGCAAGCACCTGGGGAACATCGAGAAGCAGGGTAACCTGTACAAGGCCGTAACCAAGGTCAACGGGAACCTGCAGTCCCACACCGCCCTTACCCACCAGGGTGCGTTGAATCACATCCGGGCGGTGCACGGACTGCCTGCGGTGTCGTCCAAGAAAGCGGCTGCTCCTCAGGTCCCGCACGTCCCCGGCATGGGCCTGGCGTCTCCGAAGAAGACGGCGGCCAAAAAGACGGCAGCCGCCGCCCCCAAGACCGCTGCCGCAGCCCGCGACGCCATGCACGCTCCCGCACCGGCCAAGAAAACCGCCGCGCCCTTCCACGCCTGGAACGCTGAACACGGATCGGGCGGGGGTGGTGTATCGTCCGCCGACCAGATCGCCGCTTCGATCCGGGGTGCGCTCGGTCCGGGCAAGATGGACGCGCCGAAGATGACGTCCAAGACCGGCAAGTCCGGGTCGACCATCTCCCGGGCGGCCGAGTCGCGCTCGACCGCCGCGCACGTCCTGAAGAAGGACATGAAGCGTCCGGCACCGGTGAAGGGCGAGAAGGACCCGGCCGACGCCTTCCGTACCAAGATCCGCATGGCCGCCTACAACGAGAAGAAGAAGCAGGCGGTGGCGGCCGACCCGGTGAACGCGCACACCCCCCACACCGAAGAGGCCCTGAACCCGCACGACATGTCTCCGACGGACAAGGCAGAGGCCTATATGAAGGCTCGCAAGGCTGCCAACGCCGCAGGGTCGAAGGCGATGCAGGAGAATACCGTAGCGGCCCACCAGGCGGCCTACGACGCCCACAACAAAGCGATGGGCCTGGCCACCAGCTACGGGATCAAAAAAGGCCACAGGGGCAACATGGAGCTGCACGCCAAGCAGATCCAGAAGCTCGGCGGTACGGTCAACCCGGGCAAGGGAGCGCCCGCCGCCAAGAAAACGGCGGCGTCGTCCTCGGCCGACAAGATCGCGGCGGCGATCAAGGGCGCCCACGCCGAGCAGCACGGCAAGGTGGTACCCAGCGCCCCGGCGGTGAAGAAGGCAGCTGCGCCCAAGGCCAAGGCTCCGAAGGTGACTCACACCGTCCCGGCCCTGGTGGAGAACAAGCACGCGGAGGGCAGCACGGAGGACCTGGCGGACAAGGCGGACGCTGCTACCCACGCCGCCAACGCCAGCCCGTCGTACGTCAATCACCAGAAGGCGTATCAGGCTCACGCGGCGGTGCTGTCGAAGCTCGGCAGCACGTCGCACTCCGGGTCCGACCAGTACAAGGCCCGCGACTACCACACCATGATGCAGGGATACCACCGGTTCGCGGCCGACCACCCGAGCAAGGTGATCCCGGCGGGAGTGAAGGAGGAGCACACGGACAAGCTGGCCGACCGGATACCCCAGGCCAGCGCACACCAGATGTTTACCTCGTTCACCGAGAGCAACTCCCGGCGGCACTCCCAGCAGCTGTACACGGCGCTTCCGAGGGCGTCCGAGGCCAAGCTGACGGCGGCCGAGAAGTCGTCGATCGGGGCGTACTCCAGCAGCGGATACGGGACGATCAACGCGCACCACCGCAACCCCGGAAAGCTGTCCGCAACCGACAAGGCGTACGCCGAGAAGCACACCGCCAACCTGGACTCGGCGTTCAGGAAGCAACCCGCTCTGGAGCACGACCTGGTGACCTACCGGGGGACCCGGGAAGCGGACAAGCTGTTCGGCAAGGTGGGGGAGAAGGTCGGGGGCGAGTTCGTCGACCACGGATACACCAGTACCGCTACTCACGCGGCGGTCGGCGGCGGATTCGGCGGCGGCATGGCCGGTAGCAACACCAACACGCTGGTCCGCATCCTGCATCCCCAGGGGTCCAAGGTGATGAAGCTGTCCGACACCAGCAGCTTCGGCGATTCCGAGCGGGAGATCCTGACACCGCGCGGCACCCGGTTCCACATCGCCGCCGACCGGATCGTCACGCTACAGAACGGCCGGACTCAGCGGCAGGTGGACCTGATCCGCAAGTAGTTTATAGCGTGACACAAAGTCAATGGGTATGATACAATTTTCTTAGATAAGGAGGTGTGTAGTGAAGACACCCAAGACGCCGACTGACGAACGAACCGCCGACAAGATGACTTGGAAGCCCGGGGATGTCCAGTGGGTCAAGGACCCACCGGCCCGTCCGAAGAGAACCGCTGCCCAGCGGCTGGCCGACCGGATCCGGCGCAGTGACGGAACCGACCAACAGCGCCGGTAACACCCCGGCCGAGCAACAGGCTGTGTCAACGGTGACGGTGGAGAACGCCGCCGCCGTCGCAGCCATGTTGGTGCTGGAGAAACATGCGGTCGAGGCCGTGTCCGGACCCCTGCGCAGGCAGCTGTCCGACACTCTCCGGCTTCTGGCCAGCAGGTATGTGCTGATGTTCGGGGGACTGGACCGTTCCACCACCCCCGCCCAGGCACAGCAGCTCGTCAGCGTATTGACTGTCGAGCTGGAGCAGATTCGACAGTACGACCCGGTACCGGCGCTGACCGCCGCCACCGACGATGCCCGACGGGCGGGGGTGGTGTACGCCAACCGGCACCTGCCGGACCCGGTGTCGGAGGCAGAGGTACCGGTGGACAAGGCCGTACAGGACGCGGTCGAGGCTGCCCCGGCCGCGATCTCCGACGCTGTGGACGCGGCGCAGCAGTTTGCGCAGCAGCTGCCCATCACCGGCTGGGACGACGCCGTGCGGGCGGTGGGCAAGGCCAGCCAGGCGGCCTCGAACCTGGAGGGGCGAACCTCCTGGGTGGTCAACCGGGCCAACTCGTCCTCGATCTCCTACATCGCCGCCCAGCGCGGCGCCCTGCTGCTGTGGGTGGCGGAGCCGGACGCCTGTGTAGTCTGTCTGGCGCTGTCTGGACACACGGTCAACCCGGCCGAGGGCGAAGGATTTGACGAGACGGCCACTTTCGGAAAGCCGGGGTCGGCACCGGATATCTACCCGCCCGGTATGCCGCTGATGCGTCCGCCGCGTCACCGATATTGCCGCTGCCACCCGGAGATCTGGTACGGCCCGGCGGTACCGGCGGGCGGCCCCGAGGAGACCTCGCTGTACAACCGGCCGGGGGTCGGGGCCAACGTGGACCTGCCCGCCGCTCTGCGGCGCGAGGCCAAGCGGTCGATCCTGTACGGATGGTCGCTACCCAGCGAATCCAATATTTCACGACTCGATGCTGCGGCCCGTCTGCTGGCCAAGGGCGCAGGTCTTCCGAAGTCGGTTGAGGCCAAGTCCCGCGCGGCAGTCAACAAGGGCAAGTTCGACAACCGGGTACATCCGTCGAAGAGGCGCACTGCACACCGTCCGTAGCCGATGTTAAACTGGCTACAGTTTGCAGATGCAGACAGCTGTCGCCCCCGTTGGGAGTTCGCACATGAGCCGTATCCGCCTGCTTCCCCCGCCCGGTCAACCGATCGGCCACCTCAGGGACGGACGTCCCGTCTACCCCGTGATCGGAGCAGCCTCCGACGAGTTCGAGATCGAGGCCGATGAGCCCGACGACGCGGAGGACGAGCCCGACGACGACGAGGAGGAGGACGAGGAGGAGAGTGGCCAGGACGGCAAGTGGACCCCTCCCTCGAAGACCGAGTGGCTGAAGGTCCAGAGCGCCCTGTCGAAGGCCAACGCGTCGGCCAAGGAGCGCCGTCTGGCGCTGGCCGAGAAGGAGAAGGCCATCGCGGAGCTGCAGAAGCGGGAGGCCGAGCGGGAGGCCGAGGCCGAGCGCAAGGCCCTACTGGACGGCCAGCAGCCGACACCGGCGGGCAAGGGTAAGAAGGGGGGCAGGGGTGGTGTAACGCCGCCTGCCCCGATGCTCCCGGACAGCGTGCTGACTAAGGCCCAGGTGCGGCAGCTGACCGCGCAGGCGGCGAAGGAGGCCGAGGAGCGTACAGCCGCCAAGTACCAGGACAAGGTGGTGAAGGCGGCGGCTCGTGCGGCTCTGAAGGACGCCGGTGCAGCGGGCAACGTCTCCCGGCTGGTGGCGCTGCTGAATCTGGAGGAGGTCCAGATCGACGACGACGGCGAGGTTGCCGAGGGTCTCGACGACCAGATCGAACAGCTGAAGCAGGAGCTGCCGCAGCTGTTCGCTCCGCCGGAGCCGCCCAAGCCGGTGCGCAAGCGGGCCCCGGCTCCGAAGGTCACGCCAGCCGGTCGCCAGGACATCGAGGAGCGTCCGCAGTCCTCAGCCGAGCGTATCGCCGCACTGGCACTCGGCAACCGCGTATAGCTCTTGACGTCCTGACGTGGTAACATAGTCTCAGCTCGCGGGTGCGGGTGGGTACGGACCTGGATTGGTCTAAATCAACCAGCAACGACTCACCCAAACCCAGGAGACAAGCAGATGTTCTCTGCTAACCGTCTGCCGGGCGGTCCTGGTATCGCCCCCAAGACGATCATCGGCTACATCGGCGACAGGCCGGTCTACGCCGTCGCGGGCGGTGCCCGAGACACGATGGAAGCGTGGATCCCCGAGGAGTTCGACTCCCAGGTGATCATGCGCGTGAACCAGATCTCCGGCGTCGAGGCGCTGGGATCTCCGGTCCCCATGAACTCCGAGACCCGGTCGGTTCCCCGGTCCGCCGGTGTCGGCGTGGCGCTGGTCGCCAAGGGCGGCACCTACTCCGAGGACCAGTCGGTCAACGACTCGGTGATCCTGTCGGCGCAGAAGTTCGGCCAGGCGGTCCGGATCGCGGAAGAGGACATCGACGACGCGATCGCCGACGTCATCGCGACCAAGCAGAAGGACTGGGCTACCTCCTACGGCAAGATGTTCGACAACGCCTGCCTGGCGACGTCGGCCGCCGTCGGTACAGGCGTTCCGTTCGCGTCGGTGTACTACAGCCTGACCCAGACGAACTCGAACACCGGATACACCGCCAACGCCAACCTGACCCAGACCGGCAGCGCGGGCACCACCTACGCCACCCTCTCCAACTCGCTGGGCAACGTCGAGCGCGGCAACTACTTCGACATCTCGGAGATGGTCTGCCTCGCCCACCCGGCGTACCGCAACCTGCTGCGGAACATCAAGGACACGAACAACCGCCCGATCTTCCAGGAGTCGACGGCGGGCTTCCCCGGCGGCGGCATGGCCGCGTCTCCGGACACGATCTTCGGTATCCCGATCCACTGGTCTCTCGGCGCGATGACCTCGGCGACGGCCACCCCGACCCCGACCGGCAACCCGCTGCTGATCTGGGCCAACCGCAACTACATGATCATCGGCCGCCGGTCGGGTCCGGAGTCGGTGTTCATCGACGGCCGGAACGGCCTGTCGGCGCTGACCGACGAGTCGATCCTGAAGATGTGCGCCCGGCGCGCGTTCGCGGTCGGCCACGAGGCGGCGTTCGCGGTCCACGAGGACAACTCGGGCAACATCAACCTGTGACGCGCGGCCTGACGGCCACCCGCGTCCCGCCACAGACGGCGGACGGCGTCTCAGGCGGAACGCCGTCCGCCCAGCCGGTCCCTGCCGGGACCGGCTCCGGTATACCGCCGAAGGAGCGACCAGATGCCCGACTACACCGGGGGACAGTTCCCGTCCCTGGACGGCAACCCGGCGGCCGAGGTGGCGCAGCGGACCGAGCCCGACACCGAGGGCAACTGGTTCCGCAAGGTGTTCACGGTGCACAACCGGGCCCACACCGTCGGCCTGCCGGAGGATCACCAGATCCACCAGGACAACGCCGTGGGCGTACTGCAGGCGGCTCTCCAGCAGGGCCTGCATCCGAAGTCAGCCCCAGAGCTGGAGTCCGAGGAGCCGCACCCGTTCGACCCGAACCACACCAACCTGACCTACCGGGTACAGGTGGTTCCAGCGGTGGCGGACGAGGACCCCGGCTCGACGGTCACCCCGTCCACGATGATGGGCGGCCACGACCTGATGACCGAGCCGCTGCCGGTGTACCCCGAGACGGGCTCCGGTGCGGTCTCGGAGGACCCGGAAGAGACGCCCGGCCCTGAGGACCCGGAGCCCGTGGGACAGGCGCCGGAAGAGGCCACGGAGGGCTGATCGCGGATGTCCGCCACCGGGTACGGCCAGACGGCGGACCTGTCCAGGGTCGCCAAGGTAGGCGACATCATGTCCGGCCCGCTGGTACTCAGCGGCAGCCCGCCGCTCCAGGTGGCGGCGGGGGCGGCTGCGGGCGACGTCTGGACCTCGGACAGCCAGGGCAACGGGTCCTGGCAGCCACCGGCGGGCAGCAACACCACCCCCTACCCGCGACAGTTCGAGGTGCGGGCAGACGGACCGGCCTCGACCCAGGTCGCCACGGTAGGTACTTGGACGCCGACCTACCTGTCGAACGCTGACACCGGCAACTTCGTCGGCTGGGTCAACATCTCCGACGGCGCCCAGAACGACAAGATCTCGTACGATCTGGCCTGCGCGGCCGGTACCTACACGGTCGAGCTTCTGCACCTGCCTTTTCAGAACCGGGGCATCTACACGATCCAGATCGACGGGGTGTCGGTCGGCACGGTCGACGGCTACGCTGCCAGCCTGACCCCGCAGCGTGCTAAGCTTACCGGCGTGGCGGTCAGCACGTCCGGGGTTCACACGGTCAGTCTGCTGATGGCGACCAAGAACGCAGCGTCCAGCAACTACGTGGGTGTGGCAGACCGGTTGACGTTCACTCGGACTGCTTAGGCGGGAGGGGGTGGTGTAGGTGACCATAAGCGTCAATCAAGGTCAGACAGCCGATCTGGTTGTGCAGTGGGACGCCTACCCGGGAGGTCCCCCTGCCGACGTTACCGGCCTGACCATAACCGTCAATCAGGTGGCCAACGGCAGCAACGTGCTAGGCCCCACGTCGGCGGGGGTGGTGCACCAGGCTACCGGACTGTACACCTTCCAGTGGGCGGTGTCCACCAGCCAGGCGACCGGTGACTACGTGGCGATCTGGAACGCCACCTACGCCGGTTCTGCGGTCCAGACCTCCGAGATCGTAACGGTCGACGCGTACGACAACTCGGTGTTCCTGACCTGGTGCGACATCACGCTGGACGAGGATCTGATCGGCGGGCGCGGCAACGTGAACGCGGTGAATCCGGTCAACTGGGTGAACAACGTGACCGGGGTCACCCTCACCCCGCTGCAGATCCAGAACGCCCAGCAGGTACTGAACATGTTCAGCAACTACACCCCCGAGTCGTCCGGTTTCAACATGCAGCCGTCCGACCTGATGTATCTGCGCTACGGCCTGGCGTACCAGGCGGTGTGGCAGGTGGGGCAGCCGGGCCTGCTGTACCGGAACAACGCGAAGCAGCTGTCGCAGGATGGCCTGTCGACCACGATGGACGACCAGGGCACCGAGCGGTCTCTGATGCTGGCCCCGCTGGCGCTGCGGTCGCTGAAGCAGCTGTCCTGGCAGAAGTCCCGGTCGCTGCGGGTCCGTACGCCGTTCATCGACGACCAGACCCCGATCTCGTCGGACCCGGACGCCGAGGCCAACGACCTGTACGAGCGCTGGGTCGACATGTACAACTTCGGCTATCGAGGAAGCTCGACGCCGTAATGAGCAAATCCGCCGACAGCATCGCCGCCCGCGAACAGGTGTACAAGCAGCTGTCCCGGCGGTTCCCGCCGGACGCCATCGCCTGGGTCAAGACCGTACGCTGGGACCCGGCCGCCAAGATCGACCTGGACGAGTTCGACACCTCCGATCGGTCGGACTGGGCGGCAGCATCCGAGCCTAAGCAGGTGGAGCGCGAAGTCAGCAAGTGGCAGGACGGGACCGCCGCGCCAGCGGTCGCCATCCGGATCGGTGCCAGCCCGCAGTTGATCATCGTCGACGGACACCACCGGCTCATGGCCCGGGAGCACATGCACAAGCGCCGCATGTTGACCTGGGTCGGGTACGTGCCGAACAACACCGGTCCGTGGATGGAGACCCACCTGTCCCAGTTTGGAGGCCCGTCAGGCTGATGCAAGCCTTCCCCACCACCACAGTCAGCATCCTGCGGGGCACCCACACCACCCCCGCCGGTGACACCGTGGACTCGCTCACCCCGGTCCACACCGGCATACCCGCATCCGTCATGGAGCGCAACCGCAACGGGATCGACTCCCAGACCCAGGACCCCCGGGTGTACCGATACACCGTCTGCCGCCTCCCGGCCGGTACCGACGTGCTCGACACGGACCTGCTGAAGGACGAGACCTCGGGCAAGATTTACTCCATCTCGGCGGTGTCTGTGCTCAACAGTCCGGTACACACGCCGGATCTGAGGCTGGACCTGCAGTACGTCAACTGACACGGACCCGGTTCCAACTGTATACTTGGTCCAACATAAGCTTATCTTCGGAGGCGAAGCACCATGGCCAACATTCCGGACCTGGGGAGCCGCGACCCGCTGAACGCGGACCGGCCTGCGGGCAACGCCTCCAACGGCGTCTCGCCCGGCCAGACCGCGAAGCTCCTTCGCGGCCAGGGCGCGATCGGCGCGGCCCAGGAGGCGCACCACCAGCCGACCAAGGAAGCGCACCCGAACGGCCCGTTCGTCGACCGCGACGGCAGCCGCTACCGGGTCCCGAGCAAGTAGCCCGGCGCTCGTCCCACAAGCAAGCACCAGCGCCGTCCCCTGCAGCCGGGGTAGACCCGGTAGGGGGTGGTGTAACGACCCGACGTAGAGGAGGGTGTGTTCGGTGGCCACTGAACTGCAGATCAACGACGGCTGGTACGAGGACCACGTCCTACCCAGGGTCAACGAGGTTGTGATCCGTACCGCTGTCGCCGTGCGCGCAGATGCGCAGCAGATCTGCCCGGTGGATACCGGCGCACTCAAGGAGTCGTTGGTCGCTCTGAACGTGTCGCTGGGCGTCGCCCGCGTCTCCTCCCACCTGCCGTATTGCGCGGCGGTCGAGCTGGGCTTCCACGGCGAGGAGTACGTCAGGCCGTACATGCGCCAGGGTCACCAGGTGCGCGGCCACATCCGGCAGGGCAACAGTCCCGAGCAGCCGTTCCTGCGTCCGGCGCTGTACCGCGTCCGCGACCTGTCCGCGATCATGGCGTGACATGACGTACACCTACCGCGCCAACACCGACCTGGTGACCGGGCTGTGGCTGTCCAGCCTGCCCGGTCTCAACTCCGGCATGAACGGACGCCAGGTGCCGGAGAAGGTCGAGCAGAACGCCAGCCTGGTCACCTCCGGTTTCGTAACCTGGGCGACGGTCGGCGGCAGCCCGAACATGTACGTACCCGAGCGCGAGCCGGTACTGTCGATCAAGTGCTATGGGTTCCCGGCCTTGACTGCCTCCCGCAAGCCCCAATGGGCCATAGCGAACGGTCTGGCCGAGAACATTGTCGCCGCCTGCCAGGATACCTCGAACTTCAACGCCAAGCTGATACTGCCCAGCGGATACCCGCCCGCTCGGGTCCAGCAGGCGCACGCGCTACAGGAACCGCGTCCGCTGTACGGGGACCGTGCGTACTGGGCGGTCTACCAATTCGATCTGCAGATGTACTGGTTGGAGCTGCCATCATGAACCGCAGGTACGCGATGGTGGGGGCAGTGTCGAACGAACCGCTGTCCTACGGCGGTCTGATCCTGATTCACGACGACCCGGCCGAGCTGGAGTTCCTGTTCCAGGGCGTGGCGAAGGTGGTGGAGCTGGGCGGCCAGTTCCCCGAGCACGACTGCATGTCGATCAAGCAGCACCCGGAACTGGCGTCGATGCGCTGGCCGCTGGACCGAGGGGATTTCACATGACCGAGCACCGGATCACCACCACGATGCAGCCCGACCGGGTGATCGAGGTCTCCGACGAGGAGCTGCAGGACCTGCAGCGCATGAACGTGGTCGCCTCCCTGCTGGGCGACGACCCGCCGACACAGGAGGTAGCCGACGGTGGCCAGGAAGAGTCCGAAGCTGACGGCGGACAAGCGCCGGAGCCTGAAGAAATCAGATTTCGCCCTGCCGGGAAAGAGTAGCTCCACGCCCGGCGCGAAGGGATCGTACCCGATCGACACGCCGGGCCGGGCCCAGAACGCCCTCGGAAAGGCGAAGCGTTTCGCCAGCCCGGCGGAGCAGGCGACGGTCAAAAAGAACGTCGCCAAGAAATACCCGGGGATGAAGATCTCCGGCGGTAAGAAGAAGAAGTAACCACACCACCCCCGCCCGAACCGCCTGCCGGGCCTCCACAGAAGACAGGAGTTCTCGGTGTCTGTCACCGTCACCAACCTGATCATGGGCCCCGGCACGATCTATCAGGGCCTGTTCGGCGCGGCTGAGCCGCCCGACTACAACGTGAACCTGACTCCGGCGACGTCCTCCTGGACCGACATGGGGGGCACGCTCAACGGCATCACCCTCTCGGTCGACCAGCAGTACACCGAGCTGATGGTCGACCAGCTGGTCGACTCGATCGGCCGCCGACTCACCAAGCGCGAGTTCCTGATCACGACCCAGCTGGCCGAGCCGACGCTGAACAACCTGGCGGTGTCGCTGAACGGCGCCACCACCACCTCCGGTGCCACCTCGGCCGCCGGTACCTACCAGACGCTGGAGCCGCTGTACGCCACCTCGGCCACCCAGCCGACCTACATCGCGATGGTGATCGACGGGTACGCCCCGAACTCGCTGCGCCGTCGCGCGATCTTCCGCCGGATGCTGTCGACGGCCAAGGTCGACACCGCCATGGACAAGGTCAAGCAGACCGTGTTCACGGTGTCGTTCAACGGGCACTACGTCAGCTCCACCATCGCACCCATCCACGTCGTCGACCAGCTTTCCTGACCGGCGCGCCCCCACCTGAGGACACACCGCCTGTGGCCACCACCGTCAAAAAGACCGCCACCTCCCCGTCCAGCCGTGCCCGTACGGTCAAGGCGCCGACCGACCGCCCCCGGGCGCGTAAGAAGGCGGCTGCGGTCGAGGACATCCCGATGCCCGAGATCGACGTCCTCGACCTCGACGCGGAGGACCTGGAGGAGGGGGAGCCGGATTTTGTAGAGATCTTCCGCCTGGGCGGGAAGTCCTACTACATCGACCGGAACATCGGGGCCGGGGCGGCGCTGCGGATGCTGAAGACCATCAACACCAGCGGCGAGAACGCGGCAGTGGGGGCGATGCTGATGGAGCTGCTGGGCGAGGAGGCGTTCGACGCCCTGGCCAACCACCGGGGCATCAAGCCGCAGCACCTGGCGCAGGTGCTGCTGTCCTGTCAGAAGGCCATCCTGGGGGACGACAAGATGGGCCCAAAAGCCTGATCCTGCCCCGGCTGAAGTCCATGCTGTGGGTGCTGGAGATGGAGGGAGACGTAGAGTCCGACCTGTCGGTGTTCCACCGGGTAGACGACATGTACCGCATGGGATCTCGTCGGTGGGCGGTACTGGTGCCCCGGCTGTCCGCCTACGGCGGGGCGGTCCAGTACAGACTGCGTACCTGGGACCAGCAGGAGACGGAGCAGCAGGCGCCAGCTTCAACCCCGGCACCAGCGGTTCAACCCGGGCGTACCCCGGCGGGGGGTGGTGTAGAAGTGCAGATAGCGGCAGACGGTACCCCGATGCTACCGGGCCCACCGTCGCCGTGGGACGGCAAGGAGGTCGAGGCGACACCGGCAGCTCTGCGGTTCTCGGATATCGGTGACATGTTCAGCTTCGGATGATCGGTTAGGAGACGTCGGTGTCGGACGACGGCATGGGTTTCGAGATAGCTCGTGCCTACATCCAGATCGCCGCCAAGGATCAGGGTCTGCGGGACCAGGTCAACGCCATGCTGGAGCAGGCGGTGGCGGGCCAGGTCATGCAGATCCAGATGGCCGCCAAAGACGACAACCTGCGCTCACAGGTGTCGTCCAAGGTAAAGGAAGCTGAAGCCGGGGAGCAGCTGGAGATCCCGCTGGTCTTCGAGAGCGAGGCGGCGACTGAGAAAGTCAAGGCCGAGATCGACGAGATCAAGGTCGAGTCTCACGTCGATCTGAACCTCGAGACCGGGGACGCCGAGGCCAAGCTGGCGGGAATCGCGGCCGAGGAAGAGGAGGTCAAGCGCAAGTCTGACGACCTCGGGAACAACGAAGGCATCGAACGCCTGCGTGCTTCGATAGACGGCCTGGCCGGGGACATCATCGGACTGAACCAGTCCACCGACGACGTCCGCAACGCCATGTCCAACATGAAGCGGTCGGTGGACGACGTCCAGTCGTCTTTCGGGTCCTCCAGGCGCGAGGCCCAAGATCTCGAGGTAGACATCGAGGTGGTGGCCGACAGGGCCGATCGCCTTGGGGAGTCTGCCTCAGGAGCCGCCTCCTCCGGCGGCGGCATGTCCTCCATGATGCTCGGCATGGCAGGTGCCGCGCTGGCGCTGGCCCCAGCGCTGGCCGCCATACCCGCCGCCATCGGCGGTTTCGCCCTGGGTCTGGGTACCGCCATGGGAGCGCTGAAGGGCGTGATGGCGGCGGTCTCGGCGGCGGGCCAAGAGGTGGGGTCGGCGGGGGCTGCGGGCAATCAGGCCGCGCAGACCGCCTTCTCGAACGCGATACAGATCCGGAACGCCGAGCAGGCGATCTCCGACGCCAAGCGCCAGTCTGCGATCGCGGCCCAGAACTCGGCCGACTCGATCACCTCCGCCGAGCAGCACATCGCCGACTCGATGTACTCGGTACAGCAGGCCGAACAGTCGCTGCAGAACGCTGAGCAGTCGGAGACGCTGGCCCAGCAGGCACTGACTCAGGCGCGGCAGGACGCGGCCAACGCGCTGATCGACTCCCAGAACGCAGCAGCCGACGCCCACCTGTCGGTGGAGGCGGCCCAGCTGGCAGTGGCGGACGCGCAGCAGAACCTGACTGCCGTCAACGACAACAGCCTGTCGACCGACTTGCAGAAGCAGCACGCGGCGCTGCAGCTGGCCCAGGCGCAGCAGCAGCTGATCGATGCCAAGCAGCGCGATGTCGAGGCCACGCAGAAGTCCAACCAGGCTACCCAGAACGGGGTGGACCAGGCACCGAACGTACTGTCGGCGCAGCGGGCTCTGCAGTCGGCCATCCAAGGTGTCGCGTCGGCCCAGCACGGCGTCACCCAGGCCAACCAGCAGGCGGCCGACGCACAGCATGCTCTGGCTGTCGCACAGCGCAACGCGGCCAACCAGCAGATCTCTTCGGCCGAGGCTGTACAGAAGGCGGAGCAGAACCTCACCGACACCATCAAGCAGCAGCAGCTGGCCGCTGCCGCCGCAGCTGCGTCCGGGGCGGGCGGTGCGTCCGCCTACCAGCAGGCGATGCAGAAGCTCACGCCGGTCGGACGCGAGATCGTCGGTATCATCCTGCAGATGAAGCAGCAGCTGGACGGGGTGGCGCAGAACGCCTTTCTGCCTGGTTTTCTGAAGTTCCTGCAGGACATCCAGCCGCTGATGCCTGAGGTGAAGACCGCGATCACCGAAGCAGGCCAGGCGTTCGGCGGTTTCTTCGCCCAATTGGGCAGCCTGTTCCAGAATAAGCAGTTCGTCCAGGATTTCTTCGAGGTCCTGCACCAGGGTGTCGGGTTCATGTCCACCGTCGGCGGCGGATTCCTGGACATGTTCGACAAGATCGTGACCGCCGCCTCACAGGCGGCTCCGATCGTCCAGGCTCTGGGGTCGGGACTGTCGGAGGTCCTATCCGGCATCGGGGACCTGTTCCAAGGTCTGGTCGAGGGTGGGTCGGGCGCAGGCGACACCATCCACATGATCCTGACTCTGATCTCGGACCTGATGGGTCCGGTCGGTAAGCTGGTGGGGGCGATATCGTCAGCGCTGGGTCCGGCACTGACTACGCTGATGCCTCCGCTGTCGCGTCTGATCAACGCTCTGGTTCAGATGCTGATGCCGGTAATCCAGGCTCTGTCGCCGTTCTTGAACCTGGTCGCCCAGATGCTGGGCGACATACTGGACGCGATCGACCCGATCCTGCCGCAGATCGGACAGCTGGCGGCTCTGTTGGTCAACCTGGCCACCCAGGTCCTGACTCCGCTGATGCCGCTGTTCCAGCAGCTGGTCAACATCATCGTAGCGTCTTTGTCCGGCAATATGTCGAACCTGACCAAGCTGGTGCAGGAGCTGACCAGCGCGATGGTTCAGATCATGCCCGCGCTGATACCGCTGATCCAGGACTTCCTGAATCTGTTCCAGGCTGTGCTTCCGCTGATCTCGCTGTTCCAGCAATTCGAGACAGCGGTGGTGTCCAAGGTCATACCGCCGATTGCTTCGATCATCACGTGGCTGCTTCAGCTGGTGGACAAGATCTTGGGCCCGGTCACCCAGGGGTGGACCATCCTGGTCCAGGAGATGACCGGGTGGATGTCTCACATCGCCAGCGACGTGCAGAGCTGGCTGGGACACGTGGGGCAGTACTGGGACAACATGGTCTCGTTCGTGTCCGGGCTGCCGGGTCGTATCGCCAGGGCGGCCTCGGGCATGTGGGACGGGATCTGGAGAGAGTTCAAGCAGGTGTACAACAGCATCGCCAACGCGTGGAACAACCTGTCGTTCACGATCCCCGGCATCGACACCCACATCCCCGGTATCGGAACCATCGGCGGTATCACCGTCGGCATCCCGTCGTGGGCGGACATCCCCACCCTGGCGCAGGGCGCAAACATCACCCAAGGCGGTGTAGTCACCGTGGGCGACGCCGGTCCCGAGCGGCTGTATGTACCGGCCGGGGCCAAGGTCGAGCCACTGGGATACGGGTTCACGCAGGCACAGAGTCCGCAGCCGACGGGAGGGGGTGGTGTAGTGGTGCAGAACCTGATCGTCAACATCACCAACAAGATGATGGCCGATTTCAGCAGACCGAACTCGCTCGACGCTAACGCGAAACTGTATGCTAAGCAGATTCGGGACGCGCTGATCACGGTACAGAGGGACAACCCATGACGCAGTTCGGTGTAATCAACCTGGGGCGATTTCCGCTGGTGGAGTTCCCCACCCAGGCTGCCACCGACGCCAGCGCCGCGCCATCCTCCACCACCCCCACCGGCCGCACACTGAAGATTCAGGGGCAGGAGTCGGTCCCCTCAGCGACTGAGATCGCTACCACGTCCGCGATGCTGGAGGCCTGGCGAGCGGACATGGGGGGTCTGGTCGGCAGCTTCGTACCGGTTACGTTCACCGACAAAACGGGCCTGAACGGGTACTACACCGTGACCGACTCGACGGCGGATCTGCAGAACTGGGAGGGGGAGCAGCAGACCCTGACCTGGGCGATCGATCTGATGCGGGTGGGCACTGACTTCGAGGTCGATGTCGAGTCTCGGCTGACCGGTACCACCCGCAACAACTCGTTCGGCCTGTCCGGCGTACGGTGGCATTCCCCGAGCATCGGACACTACTCCTACTTCAGCGCCCAAGGGAACACCCCGAGCGTGGTAAACCGGGTCGGGTCCGACGGTACCCACGTGGTTTATGTCGGGCTGCCCGCGTCCCTCACCACCATCCCCCGCTGGGGATGCTCGGTGTCCAACTACATGAACGGCCGAGTGAACTTCGTAGACCAGAACGGTGTCGAGCGGTCCGGTATCCTGTTCACCCCGTCCAACCCGACGAGCTGGACGTTGGCCAACGGCCTGCTGAAGGTCACTCCGGTACCGTCCGGCGCAGGTGTTCTGCGCCTACAGACCTACAACAACCCGGCGGGGTACGCTGCTGTCAAGACGTGGGACCTGCTGTTCAACGGGGCTAGTCTGGGGCAGCCCCAGGGCGTGTCGCTGCTGCGGAACGAACCCGAGATCATCGTGCTGCGCATGGTGTTCACCTACCAGTCGGTGACCCGGGTCACCTGCGACTTGACCCTGAGGCGCGGTGCCCGGCACGTCGAGGTGTTTCTGCAGTCGCAGTCGTCCGGTCAGTTCAAGATCGTGCGCACGACGCCGGAGGTGGGATCGTCAGCCACCGGGTACATCTTCGCCACCTCGGCGGACGCAGCAGGGGACAAGTATGTGGTAGGGTCGGCCCTGTCCTTCACTTCGGACCTGGTGAACGGGGGTATCTCCTCGTCCGCGTCTGTCGTGTACATGGACGCGATGGTGGGGGCCCAGGTGTCCACCTCGGCCGCTGGTGACCTGGCGGCCGATTTGTACAATCAGTACCTGGCCACCCCGTCCGAACTGGTGCAGGGGGTACGCCGATGAGGGGGGTGGTGTAGGGTGTCAGTTACTGAGGCGATCATGTCGCCGGGGTCTTGGTCGATCACGCTGTCGGCCAACACTCCGCGCTCGATCATCGACGCACTGCAATATTTTCAGTGCGTGGTGATCTCCACCGGGCGCCACAACCCGACGATCGAGGGCAACGGCCAGTTCAATTCGGGCCGGTACGCAGGGGTGATCACCGGTCTGGATTTCCAGTCGCTGTCTCAGGGACGCGGGCCCGTAATCTCGGGCGACGGGATGGCCACCTGGCTGGGTAACGCCTCCAAGGTCGGACCGGTGATCGAGGGCAACAACACCCCCGGCGGGTCCGGCAACGGGTCACAGTTCACCAGTGCGTCCTACGCCACAGTGGTCAACACGCTGCGGCCTTCGTCCGTCGGTGCAGGCACGATCTATTCGATGCCGACTTCGGCCACGTATACCGGCGGGTTCGTATGGAAGCTGCCGTCTGAAGCACTGACCTCGTTTGCCCAGCAGGTGACCCAGGGTCCGCTCCCTACCCAGATCGCTGAGTGGCGGGTCAACAACAACTGCACGCTGGACTTCGGCCCGGTAGCTTCTCTGTACCGCACCACCCCCACCGTCGCGATCGTGTCCAAGAACACCGGTCTCGATATGTCCGTGCGCGGTTTGTCCGGCGTGGCCGAGCTGATCGAGGATGTAAAGGACTACACCACGCGGGTGGTGGTGCTGGCGTCGGGCCAGGGTACCTCGACCGCGCTGGGCGCGGCCAACATTTCCGACGTCGGAGGGTCAAACCCTTACACCGACTTCTTCGGACATCCCGTGACTCTTACACGGATGGTGTCGGCGTCGTCGGTGTCCTCTCTCAACGCCACCCAGTCGGCGCAGGCTGCTCTGCTGCCCTACACCACCCCCGCCGACCAGGTACGCCTGTCCAGCGACGAGTACGACATCAAGGGCGACCTGCAAGTAGGGGACTACGTCTGGCTGTACGACCCTGACGCCGGTTTTGTCGACACCAACAACGAGATCGTGTTCCGGGGCCAGCGGATCAACCCGACCAAGCAGCGGGTGATTCAGGCGGACTGGCCGGTCACGTCAGACATGACTGTGTCGTACCGGGACCAGTCGGGCAACTGGTACGACCTTACCGACTACGTGATGTTCGAGGACGGGAACACCACCAACCTGACGGTAGGCGGGTTCAACAGGAACCTGATATCGACTTCGGAGCCAGTCGGTACCCGGCCCCAGCCGGACAACACCACCCCCGGCGTTCCGGTGTTCGGTGCGTTCTCCTCCACCACGTACCAGGGCACGTCAGACGGGCGCACCAAATCTCAGATACAGGTGCAGTGGTCCACCCCGACCAACACCGACGGCACCACCCTGATCGACCTGGCCCACTATGAGGTCAGGTACCGGCCGGATCTGGGTTTCTACACCACCAACCCCACTTACTCTGCCCTGAATCTGGCCGGATACACCTACGCCACTCTGAACGCGATAGGTGGGACCTACGCCAACCTGATACCGACCACGGTGTCCGACTGGAAGGTGACGTTTGTTGCTGGCGGTGTGAACCAGCTGCTGATCCAGGAGCTTACTCCGAACGTCCTGTACGACTTCCAGATCCGGGCGGTGGACACAGCCAACCCCCCGAACTACGGCGCCTGGTCGGCTACGTCCACCTACCAGGCACAGTCGGACACGATCGCACCTCCGACCCCGGATACGCCCACAGTCGCCACCAACATGGCGTCAGTACAGGTCACCTGGGACTGCGGCTCGGCCAGCGGCGGTACCTTCAACCAGGCGGTCGACCTGCACCACATCGAGGTACACGGATCATACGACCCGCTGTTCCTGCCGACGAACGCGACGAAGCTGGGCAACCTGCCCGCCAACATCGGCAACATCACCGGCCAGATACCGGTGGTCGGGTCGTTCACGATCCCGCCGAACCTGCCACCGGCGAATGCGATGTACGTCAAGATCATCGCGGTGGACGAGGCGGGAAACAAATCCAACCCCAGCGCCTCGGCCGGGTCGACCGCCACGCTGTGGTCGAACGCCTACATCACCGACCTGTCGGTGTCGAAGCTGACGGCGGGCACCGTCACCGCCTCGATCATCATGGGCGGTGTGATCGAGACCGCCGCCGCTGGTCAGCGGGTGGCGATGGATTCGACCGGAGTCCACGCCTACGACTCGTTCGGAAACATCACCTTCGACCTGAACAGCAACTCGTCGGTGCTGACCCTGTCGTCGTCCTCCGGCGGCGAGAAGATCACGATCGACGCCTCAGCCATATACCCCATCATGAGGTTCTACGACACGGCCGGGTCGAACAACGCGTTCATCAACGCGTTCAATCTGGACAGCAACACAGCCGGTATCGGTGTCAACTCCGGTACGTACGTGGTCGGTGGGTCCACCTACTTCAACCGCCTGATCATGGCGGGTCCGACCGGCGCTGCTCTGCAGGTGTTGGACACCACCCAGACTGCTCTGGGCGGATTCGTCCAAGTCACCAGCAACTACGCCGCGCTGGGCATCTCCGGGGGTTCCGGGTCCAACAACGGGTCGTTGACCCTGACGTACGTAACCGGAAACACCGATACCAACTGGATCTTGAACGGATACCACAACGACAACAGCCTGACGGCTCCGGGCGCTACAGAGGCGGTCGTCGCAGGCCAGATCCGCAACATATTGGCCGGTACCACCTCGTTGACTTGGACGTACGGGCCCACCATGGTCAGCCACATGACCCCAACAGGCAACATATTCTGCTCCACCACCTCCGCTACTCCCGCGTCCATGTTCACCAACGTGGCCACCACCGGTTTCACGTTCCAGGCAGCCGGTGCGCTGGGCGGCGGCTGGGACATATGCTTCTGGGCCCACAGGAACAGGTAACTCAATGGACAAGATCACGCACACGATCACGGGGGTACGGGACGTCCGTGCCCCCGGATCTCCCGAACCGGTGTGGATGATCGACATGGCGTCGGACGACGGTACCGCACGAGCGGCCGGGTTCCCGCACAGCACGCTGGCCTGGCGGGCAGCTGAGTACGGTATCGACCCATCAGATTTCGACACGCTGCTGGACGTGGTGCTCCACGAGCCGCATATGCAGCACACGGTGCACGATCCCACCTTCCTGTACAATACCGACCAGGACACCGCACGCGCGGCCCACCTGGAGCGAGTGAAGCAAGTGCGGCGGGGGGTGGTGCATCTGGACCCGGACGGGCACCTGAACCGGATTCAGGAGGCGTACGACCCCCAAGACCCGGCCGTCCATACGTTCCGGCGCCGGGTGGAGTCCATCCGACAGACCATGGCCGAGGAGGCTAGCGGTGGCTGACACAAACACACCAAACATCCTGCTGCTGCTGCCGGACACGGGCGATACATTCAACTTCCCACTGCATGTTGAGAACAACTTCAGCGTGATCGACGGCCTGATGGGCGCTGTCGACTGCACGTCCACCACCCGCCCCAGCAACACCTACAAGGGCCAGGTCATCTTCGAGCACGACTCGGGCCGGTACGTGCAGAACACCGGTTCGAAGGCGTCCCCGGTGTGGACCTACATGTCCCACGCGGCGGAGTCGGTGACCAACAGCACCCACCCTACCTCCGGACTGACCTCCGGCCTGATGATCTACGAGACCGACACCAAGTATCTGCAGGTGTGGAACGGGTCGGCGTGGGAGCAGAAGGCCTTCTCCAACCTGACCTGCACCTCGTCCGCCCACCCGTCGGTTCCGTTCACCGGTCTGGAGATCTACGAGACCGACACCGGGATGTCGGCGGTGTACAACGGGAGCACCTACTCCTACAGCTCCCAGCAGGCGGCGGCCACCCAGGTGCTCGGCGGCACCACCGCATCGATCACCTTCTCCAGCGTCTCGTCCAAGTACACCAACGTCACGGTCTATTGGTCGGCTCGAGACACCAACGCGGCGCTGTCGGACAGCCTGCTTCTGCGTTTCAACGGAGACACCGGAAACAACTACGGCTATCAGTACGTAGAGGGTCAGGGCACCACCGCGCAGGCTGCATCCGGGGCGATGTCCGCTACCAGCTCCATCACGATCGGTAAGATCACCGGTGCCTCCGCTACCGCCTCCTACTACAGCGGTGGCCGGTTCGACGTACTCGGGTGGAACAAGTCCGCTTCCGGGCGAAACGCGGTGGCGGTGGGTGTAGGATACGTGACGGGGTCCAACACCACCACCGGCCAGCTTACCGGGTCGTACGGTGGCGGCTACGTTCCGGCGGCCCAGCTGTCCAGCCTGACGCTGCTGCCCAGCGCCGGGTCGTTCGCGGCGGGGTCCCAGTTCTCCCTGTACGCCGAGATGTGAGGTAGCGCATGGTACGCAACGAAGACGACCGTCCGGTACACCTGGACGTCAACCTGGACACCGGGGCGGTCACCCACACCCCGGTCACAGACGCCGAATGGCTCGAGATCGAGGCCCGGGGTGCTGCAGCGGTGGCGGAGGAGATGGCGCGCCATCGGCAGGACGAGCAGCTGCGACAGGCCGTGGCCGACCACCCGGACCCGGTCGTGCAGGCGCTGGCCAAGAGGGCGGGGGTGGTGTAGTGGCCGACTCCGACAACACCGAGCAGATCCCGAATCACCTGGTGATCGCGGAGCTGGAGCGGCAGCTGCACACGAAAACCTCGGAGCTGGTGCTGGCGAACGCCCGCGTCCGGGCCCGGGACGAGAAGATCGCCGCTCTGCAGGAGTCGGTGCGCGACCTGGAGGAGAAGCTAACCCAGGTCTGATGCACACACCACCCCCGCCGGGGATCACTCGGCTGCCCAGAGCCGACCGGCGGGGGTGGTGTACGGGGGTTCGGGGTCAGAGTCCGAGCTTGGCGACCACCTCCTCGGGGGTGGTGCTGGCGTTGCTGTGGTCACAGACGAACAGCCCGTCCCACGACCGGCGGTTCCAGGTGCCGTCCGGGAACACCTTGTACTCGGTGCCGTCCGGGCACACCACCCGGTGGTACTCGCTGCCGGGCACCGGCGGGTGGTTCTCGGCGACCTTTCGCAGCACCTCGTTGTCGGGGCCACCGTTTCCCACCCCCAAGAAAGACACCTCGGAGACGAACGACCCGTCCCAGCAGCGTCGCACCCACGAACCGTCGGCGTACACCTCGTACTGGGTGCCGTCGGGGGCGACGATCTCGCGGGTGATGGTGTTCTCGGACATCTTGTCCTCCTGTCACGGCGGGCTGTACAGGGGACAGCCTAGCACGACCGTGACAGGAGGACAATATTAGTCCTCCAGCGACGCCAGCAGGGCCTCGTACTTGGCCTCGGCGTCCTGCCGGGCCCGGCGCTCCTGCTCCAGCGCCACCTCGAACATGGCGTTCTCGTGGACCATCATCGCGATCAGGCGGGCGTTCTTGTTCTGCACCGCCTGCGCGAGCAGCTGCGGGTCGATCTGGATCTCGTCCCGGTCGACCGTCACGGCCCCGTTGGCGGACGCGCCCTCGCCCGGACCGGGGTCGGTGCCGTTGACGGCCTCGGCCACGGCCTGCGCGGCCAGCTCCTCAGCAGTCGGCTTGTGGTGGGCGCTCACGGGCTTGCTCATGTCAGGTCCTTCGCGATCTTGCGGTAGCGGTCCAGGATGTTGGTTGCCCGCACGGCCCGGCCCTGCGGGTAGAACGTGTAGTGCGAGACCAGGGCGTCCCCCACGATCACGTTGTCTTTGCCGATCAGCGGCGGCCGGTGCACCGTGATCCAGTGCTCCTCCTCCGGGTAGTCCAGCACCCCCGGTTCTGGCAGATCGCAGAAGTCCTGCCCGTCGATCACGTGGCACGACACGCTGAACTGCTGCTTCGGTGCCAGCGGGAAGTTCTGGTAGAAGAACGCCTTCTCGGGCTCGCCGTCGTCCAGCCACCCCAGCAGCAGGTTGTGGATCTTGACGGCAAAACCGCCGTCTCCCCACCCGACCGGGTCCATGCAGAACGGGGACTGCACCACCCCGTACTCCAGCGGGATCTTGTCCAGCTTCTGGGCGTACCAGGAGGTGATGGCGTTGTTCCACATCAGCGCGAAGCAGGCCAGGGTGCCGGGCAGGTTGACCTTGGCGTTGCACAGATTCGACACCGCGTCCTCGTGCACGTACACGATGTCGTCGTCGAACCGGAAGAACAGCGCGTCCGGGTCGGCCATGTACCGGTAGGCGTAGCCGGTGTTGCGCTGCTTGGGCTGCAGCCGGGGCAGGTGGACCGGCCGCTCGATCAGGCGGACCCAGTCCTTGTGGCGCCGCGCCAGCCGGTAGGCATAGGCCAGGTCCGACCCTTGGCTGTCGTCGGTGTTTAGGTACAGCCAGTACTCGTCGACCAGCCCGCGCTCGTGTTCCCGCCGCAGGTAGTCGAACAGGATGCTGACGGTGGATTCACGCCCGTAGGGCGTCCACGCAACCACTTTCTTACCCGCGATCACTTGCGGCCTCCGAACAGCAGCGGCTCCCAGTAGGTGGCGGCGAGCCTCTCGACGGTGAACTTCTGGGCGACCTCGCGCGCGGCCCGGCCCATGGACTCGCGCAGTTCGGGGTTGTTGATCAGCTCCCGGACCGGGGTTTCCCAGTCGCCGCCGGGCGGAATCAGGAAGCCGGTCTCACCTTCAACCACGAACTGGCGGTAGGGGGTGGTGTCGGAGGCGACGATCGGGATGCCGAGAAACGCGGCCTCCAGCGCCTTGGTGGCTACCTTCGCCTCGTTGTACTCGGTCCGGCGGTACGGCGCCAGCCAGATGTCGAAGTCGATGGTATCCAGGTACTTGTCGGTACCCGGCACCCAGCCGGTGATCCGGGTGCCGGGCTGGGCGATACCGAGCTTCCGGGCGTGGTCGTACGGTACGCCGACGGTGTGCGCCCGGCCTCCCCAGTCGCCGACCGATGCCAGCACCCGTCTGACGTCTCCGGACAGCTCCCACTGGGTGAAGGCGGACCCGGCCCAGCCCACTACCGGCCGGTGTATCGCCGCACCGACCCCGAGCTTATCCAGGCGTTCCCACGGCGCCTCGTACGCCAGGTACCGCTCAGGCAGGCCGTTCGGCACCATCACCACGTTGTTGCAGTAGATGTCGAAGATCTCGGCCAACCGCCAAGAGGCGCAGGTGGTGAAGGTGGCCGACGCGGCGTTGGCCAGCAGCCGCGCCTGCACCTGGGACTTGCTGTACTCGGTCGCCGCCGGTCCGAACTCCGGGTGCTGGTACATGTGGAAGTAGTCGTCGTCCGCGTCGAACACGGTGGTCTTCGAGTGCTCGAAGTTCCACCGGGCCCAGGAGGTGGTGGGTCCGGGCAGCGACAGCCGCTGGACCATGACCGCGTCTGCGTCCAGGTACTCGCCCTGGAACTCGATCCCCTGTCCGATGTCGTGGCCCCGGGCGCGCAGGGCCTCGGCGACGATGACGGTGCGGTACCAGCCGCACCCGCCCTCGTCGGCCGACCACAGCCACGCCTTACCCACGGCGGTCGGACTGGTTCGCCGCCAGCCATGCCCGGTGGCCCGGCAGCCAGTGCTCGGCGTACCAGGCGACGGTACGCGACAGTCCGGAGTCCAGGGCCTCCAGTTCGGCCGGGTCCATGCCGATCTGCCGCATGGTCTCGTTCTTCGCGACGACGCGGGCGCCGGGGGTCTCACCCGGCCGCATCGGCACGTGCTGCAGGTTCGGCTGCGGAACACCGGTCGCCAGCGCCATCCCGCGCACCAGGTTCGCGACGTCGTTCACGGTGCGGTGCTCGGTCGGGCCGACCTCGACGATCTCCGGCAGCTCCAGGTGGTTCTCGGCGGTCCACTCCAGCGTGGACACCAGTGCCTTGGCCACGTCGCCGACGTAGACACAGTCCGAGATCTGCTCGCCGTCGCCGTAGACCTCGATCGGGGCGCCGGTGAGCGCACGGGCGATGAACGCCGGGACGATCTTGCGGACCTTGCCGGGGCCGTAGGGCCGGGCCATCAGCTGGCGCGGTCCGTAGGCGTTCACCACCCGCACCTGGTTGATCTTGGTTCCTCGATCACGGGCGTACATGTGGCCGAGGGACTCAACGCAGGTCTTGGAGGCGGAGTACGGGTTGGACATCCCGGCGTTCCCGACGCAGATGTTGACCATCGGGATGTTGTACTGGGTGGCCGCCTCCATCACGTTCATGCCGGAGATGACGTTGGTCATGACGGCTGGGCGCGGGTTGGCCACGGTCTCCTGCGTGCCGAGAACCGAGGCCAGGTGGATGATCCCGTCGACGTGGGCGGCCAGCTCGGTCACGGCGACCTCGTCCCGGCAGTCCCCCAGCATCACCGGCCAGTAGGCCAGCTGGTTGTCCGCCACGGTGTGCCGCCGGTCGCGGCGGTGGTCGAAGATCACCGGAGTGTGTCCGCGCCGGTGCAGCTCGTCCACCACGTGCCCGCCGATGAATCCGGCTCCGCCGGTCACCGCTATCTTCACTCTGTGCTCCTGTCGGGGGACGCCGATTCTGTCGCGTCGATTAGATCATGGCTCGGTAATGGTACGATACTATCATGGTTGACTTGGTGTTCGAGGACCCCCCGGAGTACTGGCCCGATGCCGACAGCGTGAGAAAGAACGCCGGTCGGGAACAGATCGTGGCGGAGCTTGTCCATCACCCTGGCCGGTGGGTGGTCGTCTCCCGCCACGTGTCCCGGCCCCGCGCCTCCCAGGTTGCCCGTAATCTACGGAGGCAGAATCCGCCCCCGTACGAATTCCGGGCCTCTGCCAACCGTGCGGGGGAGGGGGTGGTGTATGGCCGATACTCGGCTCCTGATGCTAACATTTGAGTCAACGTAGCTGACTAAGGAGCCTTGAGTGTCCCTACTCAGTATGATGCTGGGGGTTCGGATCAGATGACGACGTCCGTTGTCTTCCAGCAAGCCGGGCCCTGGGGTATCGTGGCTCTTGTGGTGGGAGCGGTGGTGTTCGGGTACCTGGTGCCCAGACCCCTGCTGAAGGAGACCCGCCGGATCGCAGATATTTGGAAAGAGGCCTACGAGCACGAACGGGAAGGCCGGGTTAAGGCAGAGGAGCAGCGTGACACACTACTGGTCGGGTATGCCAAGACCGCGAATCAGGTTATCAGCGCCCTTCCTGCCCCGAGCCACGGTTCCCCGCCAGCTGTTACAGGCCAACACTCCGACCCCAAGGGCGAGTCTGATGCGACTGTGGCAGTCTAGGAAGACGGCGCAGCTGAAGCGGGAGAGACGGGAGGCTGAGGCCGCCCGGCAGGAGGCTAGTATGCAGAAGGCTCGTGTCCAGGCGCAGAATTCCCGGGTCAAGGGGATGGTTGCGCAGCTGGCTCGCAACCGGGACGCCGACCAGCTGGCGGGCCGTATACAGACTGCCTTCCAGCACAAGTGGGCGGCAGACGCCAGCCGTACCGTCGGCAAAGTCAACTCTTTCGCGCAGGAGCTGACTGCGGAGGCCGACAGGAGGCGCGAGGGAGGTCCAGCACATGACTGAGTCCGACAACTTGGCAACCGTGGGCAGCCAGCTGGCGCAGGAGGTGCGGGGTCTGTCCCAGCGGCTTCGCCTGTTGAAGCGTCTGACGATAGGCTTGGCGATCAGCTTCGCGATCGACCTCACCATCACCGCGATCTTGGCTACCGTGGTGAACGACCAGCGGAACACCGACCGCCGCCTGCAACAGGCACTGTCTCAGAACTACACCACCTCCCAGCAGCAGCAGCAGTTGCGGACCGAGAACCTGTGTCCGCTGTACCAGCTGCTGATCGGGCTGGCAGACGATCCGGTACGCCCTCCGAATCAGACTGCTGAGCAGCTGGCGAACACGGCGAAGGCCTCCGCCGCCCTGCACAAGCAGTACGCCCGGCTGAGGTGTTCGAGTCCCTGACCCGGTATAGCCAGGGTGTCAATCCTTGTGCTACCATACAGGTATGGACAGCCCCACTGAAACACCCGTGAGCAACGCCTCATTCGGCAAAGCTATCGGCGTGCACTTCACGACGGCTTCCCGCTATCGCAATGGGGAGCGGGTGCCGTCCATCGACGTGGCACGCAAGATCGTCCAGGCGTACGACCTGGACCTGAACGAGATGACCGAGGCGATGGCCGGTGGCCGGGAGACGTTCGGCCACTACATCCGCATGCACGTCTTCGGTCCCGAACCCGCCGTCGATCTCAACGAGGACGGCACCGAGAGAAAGGCAGCCGCATGACCGTCACCCACATCGACCTGCACGAACAGACTCGCCTCGACGTGTCCCGGCGGGCCCTGGAGGCCAGATCGGCGCTGGGTTTCGCCCGTACCCTGATGGCCAAGGCCGGGTACCTGCAGACCCGGTTCGACCAGTACCAGCACCCGGACCGCAAGACCATGGTGGAGACCGGGTACACCTACGGTGAGACCCGGCTGGTGGTCCACATCAGCCGTGGGGGGTCTTTCGAGCAACCGCCGGTCGACGTCCGTCTGGTCGGCGGCGAGTCTCAGAATCGGCTGCTGAAGGCGTTCGAGAACCTGATCCACGTCTGATCCGGGCGGGGGTGGTGTAGCGGGTTTCGCACTACTTGACAACGGGTCAATAGTAGGATAGACTGGTCCCCACAAGCCAGGAACACGAAGCTGGGGGTTCAGGAAATGCCGAAGCTCGAGATCCGCAACTGCAACCCGCTGTTCGCTCTGAACAGCTCCGACGCCGAGAAGATCGCGGCCGAGACCGTGCGGCGCCACTCGCACCCGCAGCAGGCGGCCGAGGCCACCGACAAGGCCCGCAACTTCGCCTTGTCGCTGCTGGGCAGCCGCGAGCACAGCCTGTCCGAGGCGCCAATCGTGTCGGCGCTGCAGTCCGGGTCGTACGTCTCGGCCCGCGACTGCAGCCGCCTGATCGACTCGCTGAAGCCGCTGCCGTACAAGGCTCGCCCGGCGGTGTCCGCCCCCAAGACCACCAAGGTCGGCGACGGGTTCTATCTGCTGCCCGACCCGGACGGCGAGTTCTCCTCCTATGTGAAGGTGCAGGAGGCCCGCAACGGCAGCGGTCGGCTGTACGCCAAGCGCTGGGACGGCGAGCACTGGCAGTACGAGCCGGGCCTGGTCTACAAGATCACCCCCGAGATGACGCTGACCGCCGAGCAGGCGAAGGCGTGGGGCAAGCTGTACGGAAACTGCATCTACTGCAGCCGCGACCTGACCGACGACCGCAGCATCACCGCCGGTTACGGCCCCATCTGCGCCGAGAAGCGCGGACTGCCCTGGGGCTGAGCACAGACCGCCGGGCCCGGACTGCAGACGGGCCCGGCTCCACGGACCAGAAATCGGATGCGTCAAGCCCGTTCAAACCGGGCGTCCCCTCGGACGGGGTGTGGGGTTCGATTCCCCTTGATGTCGGCACAAAAAGGGCGGCGGCCCGCGCGCAGGTTCGAGTCCTGCCTGGTCCACTCGATATGCAAACAACGTATATACAAACGGAAGGCGTAGACGTGAGCGACGAGAAGATGACCGACCCGGGGGACCCGTACGGCTGGATCGCGGCGGTGGAGCGCCACCCGGACCCGCAGGAGTGGTCGCACGCCGACCCCGAGGGCACGAACGGACCGAACGGAGAGCCCGCCCCGGCCACGGTCGAGAACACCCAGGGCGAGCAGGTCCCGGTGTCCAGCGGACCGTACGTGGCGGTGACCCCGTCGAACTCGCTGTCCCCCACGGACGTGTTCCACGACGCGGTGGCCACGGTGCTTCCGAACGGCACGCTGCTGGTGACGCTGCCCGGCCGTACCGTTCCGCTGAAGGGGTACGCCCCCGGCTCCTGGCTGACTTTCGAGCACGTCGGTGCCGACTACTTCCGCAAGCCCGTCCGCTACACCCCGCCCACCCCTGCCGAGCGCAAGAACGAGATTCTGCGCGAGGACGCGCGCCGCAGGCAGGACCGGCCTACCGTCCCTTCGGAGATGCTGGACCTGCACGGTTACTCCACCGACGACGTCCTGACCCACCCGCAACGCCGCCAGCCGCCGACGCTGGAGCAGGACGCCGACGAGGACACCGCCGACGTGAAGTCGTTCGAGCAGATCGCGGATGAGAGGGCGGGGGTGGTGCAGGGCCCAAAAGCCCGTGGCGTCCGACCGGACGCGGGGTACGACGGGCACCCGGACCGACCCGCTACCGGCGCCCCCGGCGAGACCGAGGAGAAAACCCCCGGTCGACTCCGGTCGCTGTGGCAGTCGCTGATGAGCCCGGACTGGTCCGAGGACTGACCGCCGCGTTCCGACCGAAGTACGGACCGACCTCCTACACCCCCACCAAGCTCTACCCCCGCACCACTGTCATACCTACCCGATAGGATACGCACCACCGACTGAAAGGCATCAGAGATGAACGCCGTCAAAGAGCACCGGCCCGTGGAGTCCTTCGAGCTGAACGGTAAGTGGTGCGCTCCGTGCGCCTGCGGCGAGAAGTTCACCGCCCCCTCCCCCAGCGGGGCGTACGTCAAGTGCCAGAAGCACGTGAAGAAGTACGAGTCGACAACCGACCAGACCCCCACCACCTCCGCCCCGGCACGCGCCAAGATCTGCGGCTGCGGCTGCGGCGAGGCGCTGGCGGTGCGGGCGGGCGGGCTGTTCCGGTCCGGCCACGACGCCCGGTTCAAGTCGATCCTGACCCAGGCGCACGCGTCCGGCGACCCGGTCCGCCACCCCATGACCGGCGAGCCGGGTGAGGCGATCGAGATCGCAAGCTGGCTGGACGAGCGTCGCGGTGGCGGCAGCTTCTGGCGCGACAAGGTGCTGGCCGGTCACCGCCCCCAGCCGGAGCGGCGGGCGCCCCGGGCGGCGGCCGTCCAGGACAGCCAGGCCCGCACCCAGGCCAGCATCGCCCGAGTGGATGCGATCATGCAGTTCCAGGCCACCCGCCGCCCCGCGTCCGGGGACGTCGGGGTGGTGAATCTCCGATCGGGTCGGTTCGGGGCCCAGGTCCTGCGCAGGCAGGGCAACGAGAACCTGCAGATCCGCCTGTTGGAGGGTTCCGCGCGTGGACAGGAGATCGTGGTCGCGGACACCAAGTTCACGAAGTCGGGGAAGAAGTAACCGAGCGAGAGGCTAGGGAAACGCGTGGCAACAGCAGGCAAGATCACGGTGTCGTGGAGTGAAGTCGACGCCTACCGCCAGTGCCCCCACAAGCACGACCTGACGTACAAACAGCGGTGGGTGGGCAAGACCACCAGCAAGTCCCTGTCCATCGGGTCGCTGTACCACAAGGTGATGGAGGGACACTATCGGTCGCTGATGGAGCGGCCCGGAGACCTGATCTCGGCCCGGCTGGCGGCCGAGCAGTGGCTGACCGAGTGGTCGGCCGACTGGGGCGGTGAGGACAACGAGTTCGCCGAGCTGGTCTGGTGGATGTACGACGGGTACGTGCAGAAGTGGGGTTCGGACGAGGATTGGGACATCCGGGGGGTGGAGCAGAAGCTGGAGGTCCCGATTCTGACCGCCCAGGGACGTCCCAGCCGGTTCAACCTGAAGATGCAGATCGACCTGATCGTGCGCATCCGGTCGATGAAGAACAAGCTGGCGATCGTGGACCACAAGTCCGGGGCCGAGCTGCCCAAGCGCAAGAACCTGGACATGGCCGACCAGTTCGCACTCTACATCTGGGGCATGCGCCAGCTGAAGCATCCGGTGTTCATGGGCATCTGGAACGCTGCCCGAACCAGGCGGCTCAAGACCAAGGAGTCGCCGCTGGACGAGCGCTTCTCCCGCGAGCCGCTGGCCCGCACCGACCACGAGCTGGATGTGATCGTGCGGGAGGCCTACGACACCTTCCGCAAGGCCTACGCCGCCAAGGCGGTCGCCGAGCGGCATCCGGACGCCGACACCTGCACCTGGAAGTGCGGGTTCCTGGACGCCTGTCTACTCGGTCGCAAGACCGACGCCGGGCGCGAGCGTCAGTTCCTGCTGGACACCGGCTACATCCAAGACGACACCCGCCACTGAGGGGACACCGTGATCTACGTGCGACACAGGCACCACGTCTACGCGTGGCAGCTGCCGTTCATCGGTCTGTGGTACATCCTGGCCGGGTGCGCGTGGATCACGGTGTGGAGCGCGGTGTGGTGCTACGAGGTGTATGTCGGGGCTACCTACCGGGCGTACAAGACCACGCGCGGCCTGTTCGGCTGGCCCAGATAGACAGGCTGCCCGGCGGTGTGGGACGATAGCCGGGCGGTGCAGTACCCACCGTGTTCCCAGAGGGCAGCCCGTCTGCGGGGTCCACTGTCAGGGACAGGTCGGGGTGGTGGCAGATGGACTGTGGAGCTGAATCCCTCCGCAGTTCTGAGTACAGGCGGCTTTCCGCCGGTGTCGGTTCTAGGTTCATCTCCCGACGCCGGTGTCTTTCCCGTCGCTAAGCCGGTTGGATTCCGGCTGCCACCCCGGCCGCACAAAGCAGACAGAAGAGAATAAAACAGAAACCAACATCAACCAACAAGAGAGAACAGAGTGGAACAACCGAACAAGTACAACCAGTCGCTGGACGACATGGCCGAGTACCTGAACATCCTGTACTACGGCGACCCCGGGTCGGGCAAGACCTCCGCCGCCGCCGCCATGGCTCATCTCGGTACGGTCTACCTGCTGGACGTCGAGTCCGGCGCCAAGAAAAAGCCGCTGCGCAAGCTGGGTATCCCGGTCCAGCGGATCCGGCCGGTGACGATCGCCTGCTACAAGGACATCGACGACTTCTACTGGTACCTCAAGCAGGAGCTGGAGGACGGCGCCGACGTCGCGGGCGTGGTGTTCGACTCGATCACCGAGATCCACGATACCCTGATCGCCGAGCAGGTGGGCGTTCGGCACGCCAAGGCTGTGAAGAAGGTCACCGCGCGCGACGGGTCCCTGATCCAGGACGTCGACGACAACGAGTTCCTAGTCGAACTCCCCGAGCGCGGCATCGTGACTGAGCAGCTGCGCCGGATCACCCGCCGGTTCCGCGATCTGCCGTGCCACACCGCGTTCACCGCGCTGGCCAAGCGCGACGTCGACGCGAACGGGGAGGGGGTGGTGTATCTGCCCCAGCTCCCGCCGAAGTTCGGCACCCAGCTGCGCGGTTTCGTGGACGTGGTCGGATACTGCTCGAAGGCCCCGTCGATCGATGACGCGTCCGGGTACCTGGGTGTGTTCCGGGACGTGGGCAAGTACAAGGGCAAGGACCGCCTGGGCGGTCTGCCGGTGGTGATGGCGGATCCGTCGTTCCACCGGGTGAACCAGGTGATCTTCGAGGAGCTGGACCTGGGGTCCGACCCCACCCAGTCCCGGTACCTGGACCGGATCCAGGCCTCGCGCACGCCGGACCCGGCGCCGGAGGAACCCACCGGCCCGCAGCCGGAGAAGTTCGACGAGAACCAGCCCGCCGACGACCAGGAGTCGGCTGCCGCATAGGGATTGACTCCCTGGCAAGCTGTCAATTACTATGGGGCCAGCAGACGGAACTGGCCGCCGCGAGAGGATACACGAAATGCCCAAGCTGAGCACCGCAACCGCCACCAAGGTCGAAGAGGCCGAGGACTCCTTCAAGCCGATCCCGGAGGGGATCTACAACGCCGTGCTGGACGGCGAGGTGGAGGTGAAGGACGGCACGAACGGTCCCTACTGGAAGTGGACCTTCAAGATCACCGAAGAGGGCTACGAGGGCCGCCAGCAGTGGCTGAACACGTCGCTGTCGGAGAAGGCGCTGTGGAAGCTGAAGGAGGTCTTCGAGGCCTTCGGCTACCCGGCCGACACCAACACCGACGACCTGATCGGCAAGCCGGTCAAGCTGATGATCGTTCAGAAGATCATCGACGGCGGCACCCGCAAGGGAGACACCGGCAACGACATCCGGCAGGTCCTGCCGCACAACCAGGCCACGACCGACGCCCCGGCGGCGTCCGGTGGCGCCAAGGCCAAGTCGAAGGCCAAGACCGCCGAGGAAGACGTCCCGCTGTTCTAGACGCGCGGGCGTAGAAACACCGCAGCCCCCGCCGTTCCCGTATCGGACGGCGGGGGCTGCCCTATCTCCGATACACTCGGGCCTAGTCTCTCCAACAATTAAGCGGGTGGGCGTGTGCGTAACGAGCGGGTAGAGCAGCAGTGGCTGGAGCTGTTCGAGCAGGGGGTCTGGGTGTTCCCCCTGCCCGCTGGAGGAAAGAACCCTGGGGATCTGGGGGTGAAGTGGCAGAAAACCTGGGTCGAGAAGGGGCGCAACCCCTGGCCCCAGCTGGCTGCCGCGCAGTTCGACGCCGAGGGGCTGTGGATGGCCTGCGGTCAGGTGTCCAAGCGGGTGGTGCTGGACATCGACAAGCCCGAGGCCGGAGAGTACTGGCGAGACAAGATCGGGGCCAAGGTCTACGACCGGGCACTGCGGGTCACCACTGGCAAGGGCTACCACCTGCACTTCCGCATCCCGCCGGACGACGCCCGCGAGTGGCCCAGCCACTCCGATAACGAACTGGGGTACGACCTGCGGGGGGACGGGGGTGGTGTAGTGATCCCGCCGTCCGTACACGCTTCCGGACGTACGTACGAGTGGGCGGGCGGCGAGCTGCTCGACGTCCCGGAGGCCCTACGCCACCCCACCCGCGCGACTGCGTCCAACGTTAAATCACTGGACCGGGCGCGGGAGAAGCGGGAGCCGGGCAGCACGCTCACCGGCCTGCTGGCGGATCCGCCTAGCGAGGGCGGACGCAACAACTGGCTGACCAAGGTGGGCGGGCATCTGGCCAAGCTGTGGCCGGGCCCGATGCAGGACGCTTATCTGCAGCTGATGCAGTACATCGGCCAGAATCTGCCGGACCCGATGGACGACGGCGAGATGGCCAAGACCGCCGAGTCGGTGTGGGATCGGGAGAAGAACCACTCGGGTGTCCTGTCGCACGAGGCAGAGTCGGGCTGGCTGGCCGGTCGCGACGGCAAGCTGTACACGCGTCGCAAGGGCGAGGACGGCAACATTCACGTGGTCGAGTGGGCAGACTTCGACGTCAAGGCCAGGCGGGTGGTGCAGGAGCAGGAAGAACGGGTGTTCTATGTCGACATCCACACCGCCCACACCACCTACCTCAACGAGCCCCTGCGGGCGGAGGTACTCGGCAGCATCAACCGCCTGAACGTCTGGCTGGCGGCTCACCACATCGGCATCGTGGGCCACCCGCAGGACCTGTGCAAGGTGGCGTACGGTACCCGCCTGATCCGCTACCTGCTGGCACAGAACCCGGAGGAGGGGCGCATAGCCGATTTCTACGGGCAGCAGGAGGACGGCTCGTTCCTTACGCCGAACGGGCTGATCGAGGAGGGTGGTGTGACGCCCCACCGGACGGTGGTACCGGCGGCCCATCTGTCCGGCTGGGTAGGGTACCACTACGGGACCTGCCCCAAGGACGAGGCGGTGGAGGTGCTGCGCGAGGTGCTGACTTTCCAGGAGGAGACTGCCGCCTCGGTGTTCGGCGCCTGGTGGGCGATGTCGATTCTGAAGGGGCGCTACCCGGCCTCTCTGTTCCCGTTCATGCTGCTGGAGGCGGGTTCGGAGTCGGGCAAGACCACCGGGTTCTTCGCCATGATGGTGGCGCTGGCAGGCTCGCGGGACGGCGCGGGCCAGCACACCCCCGCCAGCTTCCGTGACGCCGTTGCCGCCCACCGCAACGGTATCGCGTGGCTGGACGACCTGACCGACGTGTCCGGCGGGCAGGTGGTGGACATCATCCGACAGGCTACGTCGGAGGGCACCCGGGGCAAGAAAGGCCAGGACTCTAGGAAGACCGAGCGGGTGTCTCTGCTGTCTCCTATCCTGGTGTCGGGCGAGGGCTCGGGCACGATGATGTCTGAGAAGGCGATGCACGACCGGGCGGTAAAGCTGACGTTCGAGTCCCCCAAGGGGCGCCGGTCGCTGCGGGATCCGGACCGCCCCCAGTGGGACGACGTGGTGGCCCTGACGGCGCGGTACGGGGGCCACACGTCCGGCCTCACAGCGGTGGCCGGTACCCTCGTGGCCCAGGTGCTGTCCGAGACCCCCCGTTTGTCTCTCCTGGCCTCTCTGCGGCCAGCGGGAGCCGGGCGGCACGCGGACAAGATGGCGATTCTTCGGATGGGTGCCCGCATCCTGGCGGCGGTGACCGGTGACGAGGACCACGTGAAGCGGGTGGACGACTGGGTGGAGACCCAGGTGGATACCGGCGCGGCGAACCTGGCGGTGAATGTGATCATCCCGTGGGCGCTGCGCAGCGCAGGGGGTGGTGTACCGGTCTCGGCCCGGATGTGGCAGCCGGTGTACCTGGATGAGCGCTCCGGGGTTATCTGGGTGTCCATCCCCCGGCTGGCGGACGCCTGGCACAACCGGCAGAACCTGTCGGCTCGGGAGCGCCAGCTGGGGACGGAGGAGGCCATCCGTACCGAGCTGCGGGCGGTGGTGGGGGACACCTTGGGCAAGACCAAGCACGTGGACGCCGAGGGCACGAAGAAGCGGTACGTGGCGCTCCCAGTGGAGCTGACCGGGACCGTCCTGGAACGGGCGGGTGTGGACGTAGACGAAGACTGATCCCGGCCCTGGAACAGCCGGGTGTGTTCCATGTGCCCCCTCCCTATGTTCCGTTTGCAGCGCGTTACTGTTCTGTAACGCGCTGCAACTGTGTTTGGACACCTCATCCTACAATGGAACACACATGGAACATATATCTACTTTAAGAAGGAACATAGGTATGTTCCATGTGCTGCATAGGGTGTGACCTGCGGTGCGATACATGATGGAACGGGTGGAACAGTCTCTCGGGGAGAAGCCTCGTGTGTGTGCGCTCTCGGATGAGTGCGTGCGTGCGATATCCCCGGCTTTTTGCGGGAGGTGTTCCATCCCCCCCGGAACGGCCTCCTGGGGGCCCGTTCCCTGGGTTTTATCCGGGCCGGAATTGACAGCCTGGCAACTGGTCCGGTACCGTGGTCCCCAGAACGAGATGAACGGCAGTGGGTTACCCCAGTTATCGGAACCGGCTAGTACCGCCCGCAGCCAAATCCGTTTCTCGTTCGCAAGACAGCACAGACACACGTACATACGGTCCGAATTGACGCAGATCGGTTACCTGGCATGGAGAATCCGGCCTGCACCCGTTATTCGGACGACCGTTTGAAGCACGACAGCCCCACCTGGTCTCCAGACCAGCCGAGATGAACGAGTGTCGGTTACCGTCTCAAAACCGGACAACGCGGGTTCGAATCCCGTCGCCGTCTCCGGACGGTGTAGTGTAGCGGCCTAACACGTTAAACCCGGCAGTCACCCCAGCTTTCTCGGCTGGTCCCACCAGGGCACGGCCACGCACCACCCCGGATCTACCGGGCGAGATGAACGCAGATCGGTTACCACTGTTAATGGAGTGTTGCAGGTTCGAGTCCTGTCGCCAGCCCCCGGGCGGCGTAGCTTAACTGGCAAAGCACTTATCCCGGTCCGCACGTCCCTTTTCTCGTCCGGCCCAGGAGGGCCAGTAGCTCAACACGGCAGAGCGGCGCAGGTTGCGGGTTCGAACCCCGCCTGGTCCACCAGCCCGGCCCGTAACCCCCCCCCCGGCGGGCCGGGTGTCTTATTCGCACAACGAATTGAAGGGAGCATCACCGCCATGTCTGACGCACTGTCCAGGCACAACCCGTACGATCCGCCGCAGACCCAGCCGCTGCCGGGTCGCGAAACCGAGATGGTTCGCAACCCCGAGGGCGGCTACGTCTTCGTCAAGGACGTGTGGACCCGGCTGTCCGATTTCCTGGTGCTGGGTACCGAGGGCGGGACCTACTACGCCGACGAGCGCACCCACACCTACCAGAACATCGAGGCGGTGCGGCTCGCGCTGCTGGAGGACGGCCCCCGGGCGGTCCAGACCGCAGTGGAGTACTCCACCGGACGCCCGCCCCGCGCCCCGCGCAACCACCCGGCCCTGTACGTCGTCGCCTACGCGCTGGCGGCGGGCGACCTGGAGACCAAGCGGGCGGCGGCCAAGGCCGTGCCCAAGGTCGCCCGCACCACCGACCACCTCGCCCACCTGTTCGGCTACTGGAAGCAACTCAGCTCGAAGCCGGGCGGGCGGGGTGGTGCAGGGCGCGCCCCGGTCGGTGCGAACTCCCGGGCGACCCGCCGTGCCTGGATCAGCTGGTTCACGGACCGCACGCCGGAGCAGGTGGCGTACACCCTGCTGAAGGGACGGTCCCGCAAGACCGGGTCGGGCGAGGACTTCAGCCCCGGACACCTGCTGTCGCTGGTCCGGCCGGTGCCGTCGAACGAGGCCGAGCAGGCGCTGTACGCACTGGCCACCGGCCGCAAGACCCCGATGGAGGTGTCGGGCCACTTCGCCGCCGCGAAGGCCTTCTACGAGGCGCAGCGTGCGGACACCCCGGCCAAGGCGGTCAAGGTGATCAACGCCTACCACGTCCCGTGGGAGTTCCTGCCGGACGAGGTGCTGAAGGACGCCAGGGTGTGGCGGGCGCTGATCCCCCACCTGGGCATGACCGCCCTGATCCGCAACCTCGCCCGGATGACCAGTCTCGGGGTGTTCGAGCCGTTCGACGAGTCGGTGGGGCGGGTGGTGTACCGACTGACCGACGCGGGCGAGCTGCATCGGGGCCGAATCCACCCGTTCGATCTGCTGCTGGCGCGTCTGGTGTACTCTTCCGGGTTCGCCCAGCCGAATCTGAAGGCACCGGCCCGTACCTGGGTGCCGGACGGACAGATAGTCGATGCGCTGGATCTGGCGTACACGCTGGCCGTCCAGGTTGCCGACAAGTCCCCCGGCCGCCTGGTCGTCGCGGTCGACTCATCCGGTTCGATGGGCCAGATGGTCCGGCACGGCGGGTCCCACCTCGGGTCGTGCTACCACCTCGGTACGGCGGTCGCGGCCACCCTGATGCGCAGCTTCGACGGCGACTGCTACCCGGTCGAGTTCGACAGCGTCTGCAGGCCGTCGAAGCTGCGGGCGGGGATGTCGCTGGGCGAGATCTACAGCCTGCGGCACGACGGCGGCGCCACCGACTGCTCCGCCCCGATCGAGTGGGCGCTGCGGAACAACGTCGTGTGCGATGCGTTCGTGCTGATCACCGACAACGTCAGCTGGTCGGGCAACCGCCACACCTCGAAGGTCCTGGAGGACTACCGGCGCTCGATCAACCCCCAGGCGCGTGTGATCGTGTCGGCGATGGTGGCGAACGGACACTCGGTGGCCGATCCGACGGACCCGGGTGTGGTCAACGTCGGCGGTTTCGACTCCAGCCTGCCGACCCTGATCGCGGGCTACATGCGGACCGGCGGCGCGTTCTGATGACCCGCCGGGACGAGTTCGTACGCTGGGACGGGGACAAGCGGGTGTCGAACCCGCTAGACCAGTGGGAGGGCGACTGGAACGGTCTGTCAGCCCGCGACCTGACCGGCCGGGAGATCGAACCCGGTATGTGGCTGGTCAAGGCCTACCAGTCTGGTCGCTCCAGCAACCTGGAGATCCGTCAGGTGCGGGAGGTCCGTACGGTCACCTCCAAAGACTGGGACGGCAACAAGATCGTGTCCGAGCCCCGGGTGTTCCTGGACACCTCGAAGGTACCGGTGCAGTACCCCGGCCGGTGTCTGATCGTCGACTGGGATCCGGTGCTGGAGGCAGTCCGCACCCGAGCGGGCGGGGTGGTGTAAGTGACCGCGTATCAGGTGTTCAAGATCCTGATCGTGGCGCCTGCGCTGTCTCTGATCGTGCTGGCGGCGTGCATGCCCCACCTGTCCGACAGGTTCGAGAAGGTGGCGGAGTGGGTCGGCGGCGTGCTGCTGGTCGTGATGGCGGTGGCCACGGTCTGTGAGCTGACGGTGTACTGATGCCTCTGAAGGAGAGGGTCGAGGTGTTCTGGGACGGTACCCGGGTCGGCCGGGTACCGCTGCCCCACGAGATCGAGGCGGTGGTCCTGCTGTCCGAGTCGTCGGGCGTCCGGGAGGTCTCGAAGAGGCTGGGCCTGCAGGAGCAACGGGCCCAGTACTGGATCCGGGGCGCGATGTACAAGCTGCACGCGGCCTGCTCCTCCGAGGCCCTGTACCAGCTGTACCGGCTGCAGCTGGTGAAGACCCCGTCGAACCCGTGGCTGCAGCCGATCCTGGAGCCCGACCAGCGCGACCTGCTGTACATGCTGTGCCGGGAGGGCCTGAACTACGACCAGGTAGCCGCCCGCCTGAAGATCGGACACAACCAGGTCGGTAACCGGACCCGGTACATGTTTGAGATCTTGGGGGCGACCCACCGGGTCCAGGCCCTGCGTCTGGCGGTAGAGCGCGGGGACGTCAGGATACGGCCGCCGAAGGACCTGTGGAAGGGGGTGGTGTAGGGTGACTGTGCACATTACGGCGGCCGGGGTTCTCCAGACCATCGGGGCGCTGGCGGTCGTGGCGGCGGTGGTCGCCGTCATCGCGGTGCTGGTGTTCTTTCACGACTGAGGAGTCAAGTTGTCAGACCACATCCCGGTTACGGTGGCGTACGACCACCCGGCCAACGCGGGACAGCCGAACCCCCGCACCCAGTACACGGTGTCGATGGACCCGGACGCCGTCGGCCAGGTGCTGATCCTGCTGGACGCACTGGACGGCGCCGACCCGGACCGGATCGACGAGGTACAGCAGCTGCTGACCCAGCTGTAGCACGTACCGGCCCCAGCCTGCGGTGTCGAGCGGGCCGGGGCCTCATACTTGACAAATAGACAAAGATGGGGATAGACTGCTCCCTATGACACCTACACTGACTTGGGGTCAGGCCGAGCAGGGTCTGGCCGAGCACTGGGGCAGCTTCTCCAGCCGCACCCAGCAGCGCGACTACGCGCACGCCGTTACCGAGACCCTGCACCGCAACGCCAAGAACCGGGTGCGCATGGCCCAGGCGGGCGTCGGCTGCGGCAAGTCCCTGGGCTACCTGATCCCGGCGATCGCCACCGGCGGACGCGTGGTGGTCGCGGTGTCCACCAAGGCGCTGCAGGACCAGCTGTTCCTGAAGGACCTGCCTTTGCTGAAGCAGGCGCTGTTCCCGGACCTGACCTACGCAATACTGAAGGGCCGGTCCAACTACGTCTGCCTGCGGGCGGCCGACAAGTCGGGCCACCCGGCGGGGGTGGTGCAGGGCTCGGCGGGCGAGCGCACCGACCTGGTAACCCCGGTTACCGACGAGCAGTGGCGCGAGATGACGGTAGACGCCGAAGGCTGCGTCGGCCGCAAGGCCTGCCCGTTCTCGGACAACTGCTACAGCGAGGCGGCGAAGCTGCGCGCGCTGTCGGCCCGGGTGCTGGTGGTCAACACCAGCCTGCTGACCCAGGACCTGAAGCTGCGGGCGATGACCCGGGGCAAGGCCTCCCTGTTCGGCGATTACGACTGCCTGATCGTGGACGAGGCGCACGAGATGCCCGACATCGTGGCCGGTGGCCTGTCCATCCAGGTCACGCTGCACCGGATCTTGGACGCCACCTCGAAGCTGGCCTACCACCTGGACGCGGCCGGTGCCCCGTCCCAGGTCGAGAAGGTCAACACCGTGGCCAGCCAGTACTTCAACCAGATCTCGGACTGGTTCCGGGGCCAGCGCGACGCCCGCACCGCCGATCTGGCCGAGGACGACCGCCGGTCGGTCGGCCAGATCGTCGACGCCCTGCAGCCTCTGGTCGAGTGGGTCTCGCGTGCTCAGTGCAACTGCGAACCGATCATCGACCCGGAAACCGGCGAGGAGGACCTGGTGTGCGAGTACAACCGCCGGATGTCCTCCCTCATGACCGACCTGTGCAAGTTCGCCGCTCCGGAGTCCGAGGACTCGCCCACCGACGTGGTGTGGATGGAGACGGTCGGACGTCGCGGTGCGGTGGCGCTGAAGTCGTCCCCGGCCGAGGTCGGCGGCTGGCTGCGCGCGGTGCTGTGGGAGGGTTTCAACACCTCCCGGGGTGAGCGCGAGCTGCCGACGGTGCTGACCTCGGCGACGCTGGCGGTCGGCGGAGACTTCACCTACCTGGCCCGCAGGCTCGGTATCCCGGCCTACGACGACATCGACGTCGGCACCCCGTTCGACTACGGCAAGCAGGCGATGCTGTACCTGCCCCCGATGTCCGCCCCCAGCCCGAAGAAGGGACTGGAGTGGAAGCAGTGGGCGCAGGACCAGATGTACCAGCTGGTCGAGGCGTCCGGCGGTGACGCGCTGATGCTGTTCACCAGCGTCTCGGCGATGCGGGAGGCTCACGAGAGGGTGGGCCCGCGTCTGGAGCGGCTGGGGATCGCCAGCCGGATGCAGGGCGATGGCATGGACAACCGGGCGCTGGCCGGGTGGTTCGCCAGCAATCGCCGGAACGTCCTGTTCGCCACCCGGTCGTTCATGACCGGGGTGGACTTCCAGGGCGACACCTGCCGCCTGGTGGTGGTGGACAAGATGCCGTTCCAGCCGCCGGAGGACCCGGTGTTCAAGACCCGGTGCAAGCTGGTGGAGCAGCGGTTCGGCGAGCGCTCCTCCTTCAGCCGGGTATCCATCCCCGACATGGGGATGGTTCTGCAGCAGGCGGGCGGGCGCCTGATTCGGTCGGTCCACGATCGGGGGGTGCTGGCGATCCTGGACCCCCGGATGCGGGCGGGATGGGCGGCCCCGATCCGGCGCAGCCTGCCGAAGATGGCCGACGCCCAGACGATCGAGCAGGTCCGGCAGTTCTACCGCCAGCTGGCGCTGGTGGACTGATACGAAACGAACGGGAGGCAACATGCGCATCAAGAAATGGGTTGCGGCGGCGGCTGTACTGCTGGCGCTTCCGCTGGTCGCCGCCGGGAAGTGCGGAGACTGCCACAACAACGTCCAGGCCAACGGGCCGGGCAAGACGTTTACCACCACACAGTGCAAGTAGGACGTAGGCGGGCGGGGGTGGTGTAGGGCGCTGCTCTGCACCACCCCCGCCCCGGGGGAGGGAGAACATGGGAGACACGCAGACGGGGTTCTACCACCCGGAGTACGACGAAGCTCTGAAGGACGCCCGAAACCGGCTGTTGCTGGGTCGCAGGCTAAAGGAGCTGGCCGACGCGCACAACCAGTCGGGGGACGCGCTTCTGCTGACCCGGGACTGGGACGGGGCCGACCTGCACTGGAGGGTCGGGGCCCAGTGTATGAGGGCCAGCCAGGCGATATCGTTCGCAAAACCCACCAACCGGACAGACTGGCTGCTGATTGAGGCAGCTTGGCTGGACATACGAGCAGGAAAGAAGGCGCAGAGATGAGCAGGCACACGACCGGACACACCACCAACCCGACGTACCGGGCGCGGAACGAGATTCGGGACCGGCTGCAGCGGCTGGCGGAGGAGGCCCGAGCCACCGCAACCAGCTTCTCCACGTTCGAGATGCCGGACACTGAGATGTGGAATCTGGTGGACAAGATGGCGTCGGGCATGGCCGACAGCCTGGACACCGCCAACCAGATCGACCAGGAGAACGCCGACCGCGTCCGCCAGGACGCCCGGCAGTCCAGCGCCGTCGGCTACGAGCTGCCGGACCTGGAGCAGCTGTGACCCCGGCCGAGCACCTGCGGCGCGGGCAGGAGCTGCTGGACCAGGCCGACGCCACGGCAGCGGCCAAGTGGGAGATCCGGTACGCTACCGCTGTCGTGGCGCAGGCTCACTTCCAGGCGGCGCAGGCGCTGGCCGAGATCGCGCACCTGGAGCGCCTGGACAACCCGCAGATCCAGGTCAACCCGAGTGAGGAGATACTTTCGTGGCCGACGAGCTGAGGATGCGCCGGGTTTTGGCGCACATCGAGTCCAACCTGCCCCTGTGGGACCAGAACAACTGGGTCGTCGAGACCTCCTGCGGCACCGCCTACTGCTACGCGGGCTGGACGGTGGTCCTGGAGGGCATCCCGGTGCACACCAACGTGGACGGCCTGCCGTACGTGGACCGCAGGACCCTGCCGCAGCCGTGGCTGGACCGTCTGGAGGCGCTGGACCTGGCCTACCTGGCGGACGGTGAGTACCACGTGGGGGTGTCCGACATGGCGGCCCTGATCCTCGGCCTGTACGACGACGGGCGCGAGCGCGATAAGTGGCACCTGTTCGGGGCCTGTCTGGGCCTGGACGGGCTGCGCCAGGCGATCGACTGGCTGTGTACGGGGAGACGAGGATAGGCGATGTCCGAACGGGGCAGGCGGATACGTAAGAAGCTGCGGGGCCTGGGGTCGAACATCCCGGTGGCCAGCCAGTCGGTGGAACCGGGGGACAGCATCTGCTTCTACTGCCGACAGTCCTACAACCCCGGCCAGGAGGGGCAGCACCACTTCCCGGCCTGCGACATTTGCGGGGATCTGGGGCACGCAGGGTGCAAGCACAGCTAAACTCAACGAAAGACACGCAGAAGGGAAGTTCCGAGATGAGCCGATACCCGCTGCAGGCGGTCGCACTGGACACGGACGGCGCCCCGTGGTATCCGTTCCGGGTGCCGGGGAACCCCGGCACGACGCTGTACGTTCAGAAGCCGGTATTGCCGACCGGACAGGCCGAGTGGGCGACCGTACCGCCGGAGTTCGCCGACCGGCCCCACCTGGACCTGGACGAGCTGCACCTGGCCGAGGTGTTCTACCTGGCCTCGACCGAGATCGACCTGGACACGCCCACCCCCGAGCAGGTCACGGAGGTCCTGGACCGCCAGCTGCGGGCGTGCGGGTGCGACGCCGGGCGGCTGGACAGCTGGTGCAGCGGCAGGCCGTACGAGGTCGTGCACCACAACCGGATGAACAAGTGCCTGGCGCTGTCGCGTCGGCTGCTGGCTGCCTGACCGGGCGGGGTGGTGTGGGGCGCGGCCTTGCACCACCCCGCCGCATATTGAGAGGTTTGACGTGTTGGGGATCGTGAACACAGTGTTCAACGCGGCGGTTCTGGTCACGGTGATCGTGCTGTCGGTCAAGACCAGGCGAAACATCAAGAAACGGAACAGGGAGTAATCCGATATGGAAGACAATCTGATCTACCACGACTGGGAGTTCCTGGAGGACGGGCGCAGCATCGTACCGATCAGCGTGGGGATGGTCACCGAGGCCGGTGACGAGTACTACGCGGTCAACGCCGACATGCCGTGGCTGCGAGTTTGCGGGCACCCGTGGCTGCGTAATCACGTCGTGCCCCACCTGCCGCTGGCGGGGGAGGTCGGGCCCGATCGGATGCCGGTCCTGGACCTGCTGCACCCGTCGGTCAAGACCGCCCGGCAGATCCGGCAGGAGGTGCGGGGGTTCATCCTGTCCCACCCCCGGCCGAAGCTGTGGGGCTGGTACTCGGACTTCGACCAGGTGGCGCTGGCGTGGCTGTACGGACCGATGATCAGCCTGCCGCAGGGTATGCCGATGCGTACCTCCGACGTCCAGCAGGAGATCGACCGGCTGCAGGTGCCGGACAAGGAGCTGCCGCAGCAGGACCCGGACGGACTGCACGATGCCCTGTCCGACGTCCGGCACATCCGCGTCCTGCACCGGTTCCTGCGGCAGCTGGAGCAGCAGCGTGTCCAGCAGCGCCAGAACCTGTCGTACCAGATGGCTCGCGCAGCCGAGGCCCGTATGGACCTGCAGACCACCCGGATGCTGGCGCTGCTGGTCTCGCGCCTGGACAACCGGGTGGAGATCTCCGACGCCGACCTGGCCGCCGTGGACTCCGACCGGCTGGTCACCTACCGGCAGTCCCAGCTGGACCAGGCGTCCCCGCTCGTGATCGAATACCGTCCCAAGGAGGTGCAGACGTGAGCAGACGATACAGGACACTGGTCCGGGCGGTGCTGCTGGCGGCGGTGGTCACGGCGTCTGCCCCCCAGGTGCAGGCTGCCGGGCCGGTGTACAACGCGTCCGGCGGTGTCGCCGAGGCCTACGCCCCGACCCAAGGCGCCTGGGACAACCAGACCCTGCGGCAGATCGTCGACCTGTCCAGCGGCGGTACACAGATCCGGGTCCGGCTGACCGACGCCTACTCCGCCCAGCCCGCGTGGATCGGGCACGTAACCGTCGGTGTCCAGGAGTCGGCGGCCCAGTCGATCGACACCCCCGTTACCGCCACGTTCAACGGCAGCCAGTCGGTGACGATCCCCGCCGGTGGCGACGCGGTGTCGGACCCGATCGCCCTGGCGGTGGCACCGGCCACCCGGCTGGCGGTCAGCATCTACCTGCCGCACGGGGCCAACCTGTCGCAGGCGCCCCGGCACGATTTCGCCGACGAGACCAACTACAACTACGTCGGCGGCGACGTGTCGGGCGTCCAGGCGATGCCGGTCACCAACACGTTCACGTTCGACACCCTGATCTCCGGTGTCGACGTCCTCGGTACCGCCCCCCACACGGTCGTGGTGGCGGGGGATTCGATCTCCGACGGCCTGGGGTCGGGCGCCTCGACCGACACCCGCTGGCCGAATTACCTGGCCGAGCGCATGCCCGGCTGGTCGGTCCTGGATCAGGGCATCGGCGGCAACCAGGTCACGTCGGACCAGGGTGCCTCCGGGCTGTCGCTGCAGAACCGGCTGGCCCGGGACGTGTACGCGGTGCCGGGGGTGGTGGACCTGGTCGACGCCGACGGAATCAACGATCTGCGCAGCGGGGTCAGCGCGGACACGCTGGAACAGGCCCAGGCGGGGGTGGTGCAGCAGGCCCACCAGCACGGTATACGGGTGCTGCTGACGACCCTGACCCCGTGTGTAGGCGAGGTCAGGTGCACCCCGGCGGTGCAGGCTCAACAGACGGCCTACAACGCCTGGGTGATGTCCAACACCGTCGCCGACGGGTCGATAGATTTCTACCGGGTGCTGGTATCGGCGAACGGGGCGATCGACCCGGCGCTGGACTCGGGCGACCACCTGCACCCGAACTCGGCCGGATACCGGGTCATGGCCAACTACGTCGACCTGAGCAAGTTCTGAGGAGAACCGCACATGGCAGCTATGCTGGGGCCGGATATCAGCTCGTACCAGAACGGGCTGGACCTGTCCAGACTGAGGTACGCCTCGTTCGTGATCGCCAAGACCACCGAGGGCACCTACTACACCGACAAGAACTACCAGGGCTGGCGCCAGCAGGCCGCCGCGCTGCGCAAGCAGTTCCTGTGGTACCACTTCCTGTCGGGCGAGGGCTCGGCGATCCAGGCGGAGCACACCAAGGCGAACGTCGGTGACCTGTCGCTGCCCGGCATGCTCGACGCCGAGCCCGCAGGGTCGTACAGCCCGACCCTGGCCCAGATCATCGGATACATCGACGCGGCGCACTCGGCCGGACTGAATCTTCGGCTGTGCTACCTGCCGAAGTGGTACTGGGAGCAGATGGGCAGCCCGAACCTGGGCGAGCTGCTCGCCCGAGGCGTCCATCTGGTGGCGTCCAGCTACCCCGGCGGCACCGGCGATCCCCGTACCCTGTACCCCGGCGACAGCTGGTCCGGGTTCGAGGCTTACGGCGGCGTCCCGGTCGAGATCGCCCAATACACGAACAAGGCGTCCGACGGCGGCCAGCCGCTGGACTACAACGCCTACCTAGGCACACCCGAACAGTTCCAGCAGCTGCTGTACGGCAGCGGCGCCACACCCGCAGGAGGAACCGACATGTCCTACACCATCAGCGCCAACTGGCAGAACGACTACCCGGACGCGGCGGCCGAGCTGCAGAAGCACGCCGCCCCGGGCACGGTGCTGGAGACCGACCAGGCGGCCGGTATCGCGGCGGTCCGGTCGGTGGTGATCGCCTACCGGGCCGGACAGCTGGAGGCGGGCCAGGCGAACCTGAACTCCAAGCTGGACCTGATCATCAGCACCCTGGCGAACCCGGCCGCGCTGGGCGCTGCGATCGCCAGCCACCTGCAGGCGGGGGGTGGTGCAGACGCGGCGGCCCTGACCGAGGCGATCGCCTCCCACCTGCGCGTCAACCTGAGCACCCAGTGAGCACACTCAAGGTCGACGACCGGGTGGTCTGGAACCGGGGACCCGGGTACGGGCTGCACCGGGGGCGGGGGGTGGTGAAGAGCTTCGAGACGTACAGCGGCGTGTACTACGTCCACGTCCGGTTCGACGACCCCGGCCTGGACGACGAGATGATACCGGCGTCCGAGCTGACCCGGGTTGAGCCTGTACCGGCGCTGTCCGAGCAGGCCGACCCGGTCCCGAACAACCTGCCGCAGATCGCCGACCTGGTGAAGGCCGACATCGACGCGCGCCGGGCTCGGGGCATCGAGACCTACGGGCAGCCGCTGCAGCCGATGAACGGCCGGGACGCGCTGCAGGACATGTACGAGGAGCTGCTGGACGGGGCGCACTACGTCCGCCAGCGGATCGAGGAGGAGCGTGTGCACCTGGCCCGGCTGGCCGATGACGACGACGCCCCGGCCCGTATCGCCGAGATCACCAGCCTCGCCAACGGGATCGGGCGGAACGCCCCGGAGACCAGCGCGGCGCACGACCTGGCCAAGGGCACGCTGTACCTGCTGCGACTGTTCCACGCGCAGGCCCACGAGCTGCGCAAGGCGGTGCAGGCGCTGGTGCGGGCGGAGCACCCGCCAGCCGATCTGGAGGTGGCGGGGTACCAGTACCGCGTCGCCCACCCGACCGAGTCCCCGGTCTACGACCCGTACAGCTACGACCAGAACTGGATCGACCGCTGGTGCGCCAACCCGGACCGGAAGGGGGAGCTGGTCGAGGGCTACTTCCCGGAGTACCGGCCGGTGTACGGGGGCGCCTGGCGTCCGGTGGACCCGGAGAAGCCACCGGAGCCCCCTCCCGGGGGCTGCAGTGTGCCGGTGGCCACTGACACCCCGGAGGTCTCCGCGAGGCCGCCGGAGACGTCTCCGGAGCCGTGGGCCCCGATCGGTCCGGAAGACAGCCTGCCCCACCTGATCCGGCGGATCTGTGTCCGGGAGTGCCTCACCCAGATGCGGATGGCCGACAAGACAGGCATCCCCCTGTCCACCCTGGTCCAGATCCAGAACTACTATGTCCCGGTCGATCCGCATCTGATCACGTTGATCCACGACGCGTTCAACCTGCCCGACCAGGAGCTGGAGCACCTGGTCGAGCTGGCCGTGCGCAGCTGCAACAGCCCGGCGTCGTGTCCCAGCGCCAGCTGCGGGCACTCCCCCAGCCAGCACAGCCGCAATTGGGGCTGCATCCGGTGCACCTGCAAGTGGGGCAGGGTCCTGTCCAACCCTGATTTGACAGACAGTCAATCCCAGTAGTAACCTGGTGTAGACAGACCGGACAGACCAGGGAAGGAATCGAGATGAACATCCACGGATTCATCACGAACAGCATGGAATCGGGGTGTGTGGCCCTGATCCTGGGGGTGTGGGCCGGTACCAGCCTGCTGGTGTCGGCGCGGATGCCCGCCCGGCGTACGCGGCGGACCCGGCGACCTGCCGCCACCACCACCGGCTCGATGCGGGTGCGCGGGGTCAGCCGTTGAACGCCCGCAAGGTACAGGTAGCGGCGGTGACCAGCTCGATGGTGACCGCCGCTACCTCCGCGTTTGCCTGGGCACTGACCCGGTGGGTCGACAGCCTGGCCCTGCGCTACACGGTGCCGCTGGTGGTGTTCGGCACGGTCTGGGTTCTGACGGTGTCGTTCGCCGCCGGTGTCGCCTGGACGGCGGCCGAGCAGTTCGGTGTGTGGGCGGCCAAGCCCAAGCCGCCGCGCCCCCCGGGCCCGACGCCCCCGCCGCCGCAGCCGGGCGAGACACCGCGTCCGGCGCCCGGCCCGATCCAGCCCAGACCGCCCCGCCCGCCCAGGCAGGAGCTGCTGGCCGAGACCACCCTGGTCGACATGGAACCAGTCACCGAGACCCGGGAGATACCGGCGTGTGTCGACCGGATGGAAGAGCCGGTCGGGTACGTCCCGGTCTGGCGTCCCCCTGCGTCCAGTACCGCCCGCGAGCTTGTGGAAGGGAAGGCCGTTAAATGATTGAACCATCCGGCACCCTCGTCGGCGACGTCCTGCTGCCGGAGCTGCCGCCCGGTACCTGGGTCGCCTACGACACCGAGACCAACGGGCTGCACCCGGACGGCGACCCCGGCACCGACAGCGGCGACCCCGGCTCGCCCCCCGCGCGCGTGGCAACCGCCAGCATCGCGTACCGGGATCCGGGGGACCCCGGTCGGATATTGAAGTACGCCTGGGGGTTCGACCAGGGCCCGCACCCCAGCAAGGACGGGCGGATACGGCGCCCCCGGGAGGGGGGTGGTGTAGAGCCGCTGGACGTCGAGAAGCTGCTGGCGAACCTCGCCAAAGCCGGATACAACAACGGCTGGCGGGACCAGATCGGCAAGAACGGCAAGCCGCTGAAGACCCGGCTGGCGGTGCCGTGGACGGTTGAGCAGTCGTACGAGGCGGTCGGGCTGGACTCGTGGCTGCGGCTGCTGGCGTGGCTGCAGCGCCGCGACCAGCTGGTGATGCACCACCGAAAGTTCGACGAGTGGATGACCTGGGTCGGCCCCCGCAACTGGCGCATCCGCCACGAGTGGGTGCACAACCCGGCGCTGCGCCAGACCGTCCAGCAGCTGGGGGTGTACGACCCGGAGCTGATCGATCAGCTGATGGCGGATGACCCCGATCGGGACGTAGGAGGGTGGTTCGGTGCCGATCTGGATCTGACGGCCGACGGTCACGAACGACCCGTGCGGGGTATCTGGGACACCATGCTGGTGCAGGCGTTCTTCGACCCGGACCAGTCGGTCGCGCTGAAGAAGTCCGCCAAGCGGCTGTTCGGGGTGGACGCCGACGCCGACCAGAAGGCATTGCTGGCGGCGATGGGCAAGCAGGGTACCGGACTCACCAAGCGGTACGACCTGACCCCGTGGAAGATCATGGGGCCGTACGCCGCCACCGACCCCGAGCTTACCCTGCTGCTGGCGGAGAATCAGCTGCGCCGGATCTCCGAGGGCGACCACCCCGGGGACTCCCGGTTCCCGCAGCACCCGCACCTGCGCAACCCCAACCTGGTGTGGGACCAGATCGACAAGGAGTTCGAGCTGTCCCGGGTCCTGCTGAAGATGGAGAAGCGGGGGGTGGGATACGACGTCCAGACGTCCAAGCTGGGGGCCCGGCGTCTGCAGGCCGAGATGGAGCGGGTGCGCCAGACCATCCCGTACGACCCGACCAAGCTGGACGAGATCCGCAGGTTCTATTTCGCACCGAAGTCCGAGGGCGGGCTCGGGGTCATGCCGCTGAAGCTGTCGGAGAAGACCAACGTGCCCTCGGTCGACGAGGCCCAGATGCGGCTGCTGATGCAGTCGGGGCACCCGGGCGCGGCCGAGTACGACCAGTGGTCGCACTGCAAGTCCGCCCTGGGCAAGTGGTACCGGGGATGGGCCGACCGCACTGGTACGGACGGGCGTCTGCGCACCAGCTTCAAGCAGTGCGTGATGGCGGAGGAGCGGGCCGGTGCGAAACCCGGCGGCACGATCTCCGGCCGCCTGGCCGTCGGCCGGGTCCAGCTGCAGGCGATACCGCACAACGGCCAGCTGCCGGAGGTGGTCCGGGACATCCCGGTGCGCGACCTCATCCACGCCCGGCCGGGCCACGCCCTGTGGGAGATGGACCTGCCGCAGGGCGAGGTCCGGATAGCCACGGTGGTGGTGAACTGCCGGGCGATGTGGGACGTGATCGACTCGGGCGAGGATCTGCACGGGGCCAACGCCAAGCGTATCTTCGGCGTCACCGAGGACGACCCCCGGTTCAAGGACCTGCGGGGCGTGGCCAAGCGCATCGTGTTCGGCACGCTGTACGGCGCGGGGGTCCGGACCCTGCGCAAGCAGATACTGGAGTTCACCGGGATCGACTACTCGGAGGACGAGACCCGGGAGGCGAAGCAGGCTTTCGAGCACACCTACCCGGAGTTCCCCCGAGTCGCCCGCCAGATCCAGCGCAAGGCCGACCGCACGCTGGGCGGCGCGGGGTACGTGAACCTGGTCGACGGGCGCAAGCGCTGGTTCGGTCCGGACGAGTTCGGCCACAAGGCCTTCAACGCGGTGATCCAGGGCGGCCTGGCCCAGTCGGGCAAGACCTGGATGATCCAGGTCGAGCGCCAGCTGCCGGGCATCCAGGTGCTGGCGATCCACGACTCGATCGTGGTGGAGGTTCCGGACAACGAGGCTGGGGCGGCGCAGGCCGCGCAGGTCGCCGCGATCGGCAAGCAGGTGTACGAGCGCGACTACGGCACCCGGGGACGCACGATGTACTTCGACATCGTCCCCGAGCGCTGGGACGAGAAGGAGCCCCCGGCGCCGACAGGCCTGGCGGACAAGGTTCGCGCCCAGCTGGCCGAGCACCGTGCCAACTCGGTAGAGGGCTTTAGGCAGCTGACCTCATGAGCGCCAGGGAGCGGATGGTCGAGGTGGTTCGCCAGGCGCTGGCGCGGGAGGCCGTGTGTGAACAGACTGTGGAGTCGCTGACCGCCCACGTGGCCGAGGCCGTGGTCGGCGCGCTGGTGGCGCACGGACCGGCTGTCGACGGCGGCAGCTACCGGGCCGGGTGGCTCATCGGTTACGGCCGGGTGCACGACGTCACCGAAACCAGTATGGAGGACGGACTGTACCACGTCTGGACCCGGGACCTCGACCCGGACAGCCCGGACTACGACTAGAGAGACGAGGGACAATGAAACCGCTGATCAACGAGGAAGACCCGGGGTACTACAGCGCCCAGACCGAGGCGGTCGAGGCGGTGGGGGAGTCGATCCGACGGGACGGTGACCTCAGGTCCGACCACACCGTCTCCGCCTACGCCTGGGCGGCGATGGGGGCGCTGTGCGAGACCGACCCGGATCTGCCGGAGGGCGGCTGGCTGTTCGTCCGAGGCCGGGTGTACCGGGTGACCGAGGCCGAGCAGGTCGACGACGGCGAGAACCGGGACGGCGTCCTGTGGGCCGTCGAGACCCGACCGGAGCGGGACGAGGAGGAGGACGAGCAGTGACCACCGTCAAGACCGTGATCGAGGTGTCGGACGGCGCCGAGATGCACGTCGGTGTGAACGCCGAGGGACGGATGTACGTCCGGATCGGCGGTGAGCACGAGCAGCAGGTCGAGATCGTGTGCTCCAGCTACGACACCATCCGGATGGCGTCCGAGATCATGGACCGGACCGCCGGATACGTCTCGGAGCTGGAGCGCCAGCTGGCCCGGTGGGTGAACACCGGGTGACCCGGTTTACCTCGTCAGTCTGACTGTACACCGGTGGGGCGGGGGTGGTGTACTGGCGCGGTGCAGACCATCGATTGGGGTACCGACCTGTTCTGGGCGATCGACCCTGGTGAGACCAAATGCGGGGTGGCGATCTTCCAGCACGGCCGGTGTGTCCAGGCACTCGCCAGCACCCCCGACGAGTGCCTGGACAAGCTGTGGGAGCACCTCGGGTACGACCTTGCGGGTCCTACCCGGCCACGGGGGGTCGTGCTGGAGACGTTCGCGCTGCGTGCCGACCTGGCTGCACAGCAGACAGGTAGCGAGATGGGTACCTCCCAGATGATCGGGGCGGTCCGGTGGATGTGCCGCCACCGGGAGGCACCGCTGGTGATGCAGACCCCCCGCCAGGCCCACAGCATCGACGAGAACCCCGGCACCGAGCCGTTCCGCAGCTGGCCGCTGCGCCGGTGGGCCAGCTACGGCCAGGGCAGGGACGCCAAGATGGCCGAGCGTCACGGGCTGTTCCGGGTGTCGACCTCGTGGGAGACCCGGGAGCAGCGAGAGGCGTGGCGTGTATCAATGTCCTGATAGGACTTGACTACGGGGCAAGCTGTAGGGAAAAATACTGGTACAGCCGCCTGCACGTGCAGCGGCGCGGGCATGAGAGGCAGGTAGGTATGGCCAGTAACCTGTACGTGGTGGTTGGCGGACAGTACGGGTCCGAGGGCAAGGGAGCCGTTGCCGGACGCATCTGCGCGGACATGCAGGTCCGGGGGCAGGAGGTGGTGAACGTCCGGGTCGGCGGACCCAACGCCGGGCACACGGTGATCGGGAGGTGTCCGGCCGACTGCGGCGACACCCACGAAGTGGGCAAGCACCCGTGGCGGCTGCGCCAGGTGCCGGTGGCGGCGGTCACCGCAGCCGACAGCACGCTGGTGATCGCGGCCGGGTCGGAGGTCGACCCGTATGTGCTGGCCGACGAGATCGGACAGCTGAACGCGGCCGGATACGACGTGGACGCCCGGCTGATCGTCGACCGGTCGGCCACGGTGCTGACTGGCGCCCACGTCACGGCCGAGCAGGTCAACGGACTGAACGCCCGGATCGGGTCCACCGCCAAAGGAATCGGCGCCGCGCGCTCCGACCGTATCTGGCGCCAGGCGCAGACCTGGGACGAGTGGGCGTCGAAGGGTGCGACACCGGCGGGCATGCTGCTGTCGGACGCGAAGGTACTGCACCAGCTGACGCGGCGCGACACCTCCCGCTGGATGTCGGTCCTGCTGCACGACTCGGCACGGGCGTCGGTGGTGATCGAAGGCACCCAAGGCTACGGGCTGGGGCTGCACACCGGCAACTACCCCAAGGTCACCTCCGGGGACTGCCGCGCGATCGACTTCCTGGCGCAGGCGGGTATCTCCCCGTGGCAGCAGGACTGCGGCGGCTGGCCGCTGAATCTGAAGGTGGTGGTTGCGATCCGGCCCCACCCGATCCGAGTCGCAGGCGACTCGGGGTGGCTGAAGGGAGAGACCACCTGGGCAGATTTGGGCCTCCCCGACGAGCACACCACCGTCACCCGGAAGGTGCGCAGGGTCGGCGCCTGGGACCCGGAGCTGGTCCAGCAGGCGGTCCGGGCGAACGGGGGCCCGAGGCAGGGGGTGGTGTGGATGGCGCTGACCATGGCGGACAGCGTCGAGCCCCGGCTGGCCGGTATCGACCAGGCCGTGCGCAACTGGGCCGGGGCCAGAGACGGGACAGAAGGGGAGCTGACGTTCGACACCGTCAGCAGGTACCTGTCGACCCTCGGCACCGGTGCCCAGCACCTCGGGTACGTCGGCACCGGACCCGACACCGCGATCGTCAACGAGAGGATGTACGACTGATGGCACAGCAGTTGAGCCCGCAAGAGCGGGACGTGGTCCGCGAGCAGAACGAGGCGGAGCTGGTGGCCGACGCGGCCGACCCGCAGCTGACCCAGGTGTTCGAGGTGGTGGATCCGGCCATGCCCAACCTGGCCCACTCGCTGGCGCAGCTGGGGCCCCGCACCACCACCCACGGCACCGGCAACGTCGCCCCGCCCAGCTTCGGCGAGTGGGTCGGCAAGTGGGCGGCCGAGCACATCCCGCAGGCGGAGGCCAAGGCCGTGCAGTACGGCAGCAACTCGCTGGCGAAGAAGGGACACCGGTTCGCGGCGGCGGTGGGCCAGCGGGTCAACCAGGGCCAGGCGCTGGAGCTGGGCGTGGCCCAGTACACCGCCGAGAAGGCCGACCGGATCGAGGACGCGATCCTGCGGGGCCAGCTGCCGACCGAGGACACCTGGGTCGACGTCGCGATCTACGCCCTCATGGCCCAGTACATCCGGCAGTATGGGCGCTGGGCCTGACCTGCGGCGGTCGGCCCGTCGGGACCGGGTGAACGGCGTCACCGCCGCTCCCCCGGCCCGTCACCTGCGGATCGCACCGACAGCCCAGGACCAGCTGTCCGCGTCGCTGAACTGGATAGACGTAGCCGCGCGCGGACGCCTCGGCCGCGAGGTGATCGAGTCGGCGATGTCCCACCAGCGGGAGGTCGATTGCCCGCCGGGTATCTTGATCGCCGCTGCTGTCCAGTACCTGATCTCCGACTCGGACCGCGAGCCGGATTTCCTGAACCGGTTCTGGACGATAGCCAACCTGGTGTCGGCCCGGGAGCGGGCCCGATACCTCAACATGGAAGAGGATGCACTGTCTTGAGCAGCACCGAGGAAACGTCAGGCGCTTTCGGCGAGGCCCTGCGCAAGATGGCCGACGTCGTGCGCGAGGCCATGAGCAACAAGCCGCTGGTGTTCGAGCCGGTCGTGCCGCAGGGGCGGGGGGTGGTGCAGACCCCGACCGGGCCGCAGCACCTGCTGCCCACCCGGGGATACGCCGACGACGCCGGACTGGATCTGTACGTCGTTCGGGACTGCGCCATCGGACCGCACGAGTTCGTGGACGTCGCGGCCGGGGTGAAGATCGACATCCCGGACAGGCTGTGGGGTCTGATCATCGGTCGTTCGTCGACCCTGCGCAAGAAAGGACTGCTGGTCAACCCCGGGGTCATCGACGCCGGTTGGACCGGGGAGCTGTTCGCGGGCGTGCAGAACCTGACCGACAAGACGGTCGAGGTCAGCGCCGGTGACCGGCTGGCCCAGCTGATCCTGCTGCCCGCGCCGGTGGTCGGCTACGACCCCCAGTGGGGCAGAGTGCGCGACAAGTCGCGCGGCGAGCGCGGGTTCGGGTCGACCGGAAGCTGACGGTTGACGACGGGCCGGGGTGTGGACCCCGGCCCGTTCTGTATGGGAGGATGGTACACATGCTCGGACCTGGAGGCGGGTCGATACACGACCCGAGCGCGTCGCTGCCCGCGCCGATGTGGGACCGGGCGCAGCGCCAGTCGGAGATCCGCTGCCGCAGCTGCGCCAGCACAGGCAAGCAAAGGGTCGGCAAGTCGTTCCTGAGCACGTCAGGCACGGTGTGGTGGATGTGCCAGCACTGCGACGGGGGCGTGTGGGCGACCCGAACTTGACACCTGGTCAATGGGCTGCTTTACTTGTTTTAGAGACAAGATTTTCCAATAAGACACAAGGAGTCCGAGATGAACGCCAAGCCCGAGACCTTGGGTACCAGCAAGACCCGTTGCGCGTGCCACGCCTACGAGATCGAGTCGTGGATCGGGGAGGTGCCGGAGGACGGCGACCCCAACGACTACGTGCAGTACGAGGGCACCGGCTGCACCCAGTACACCGAGCGGATCTTCGCGCCGGGCCACGACGCCAAGCTCAAGTCGCTGCTGATCAAGGCCGGTGCCGCCGGTCTGGAGGTCGTGCTCCACGACGGCGGCGTGAACTCCCACGCCAGCGCCGAGCACTTCGCCAAGGGCCTGGGTTTCGAGCACCAGGTGCTGGCCGGGATCAAGCGGGCGCTGGCCAAGGCGATGGCGCGCGCCGAGAAGAAGGCCGCGAAGGTCGAGCAGAAGCTGATGTACAACGCGGAGCAGGCTGAGGCCAAGATCAAGAAGGCCCAGGCGGCTGCGAAGCAGTCGCGGGCGCCCCGCACCCAGCAGCAGCAGGTCGCCGAGAAGGCGCTGGAGACGCCCCCGTACACCATCAAGGTCGGGCGCTGGACCTACCAGGCCGTGATCGACCAGAAGGGAAACGCGACCTACCAGACCAGCGGCGGCCAGACCAAGACCGTGAAGAAGAGCGGGTACAAGCTGGTCCCCGAGACCGCGTGAGAACGCGGCGACGACACGGCCCCCGACCCGACCCGGGCGGGGGTCGGTCCATGACCGGAGAGGAGATGTAGTGGACGTGGAAGACCGGGTGGCCGACGCGGTGGCAGCTTGGGCTCCGGACCTCGCCGCGCAGGCCGAGGTACTGGCGGCGCTGTTCGACGACGTGATCGACCGCACGCCGGACGGCCGGATGTCAGACAGGTGCGGTACGCCCTGGGGATACGAGCTGCACCGGTCCCGAGACGAGGAGGCTTGCACCAGGTGCAAGGCAGCCAACGCCGAGCGATCCCGCAAGGCACGGGTCCGGCGGGCGGCGAAGGCCTGCAAGGAACGGCCGGAGGGGCAGCAGAGACTGCCTTGCGGTTCCAACGCCGCCTACCACCAGCATCTGTACTACCGGGAGCTGCCGGTGGACCCGGCGTGCCTGGCCGCGCACGCAGATTTCGAGTCGATGTGGGCGGCAGCCCGCCGGGTAGCGGCCAAGTGAACACGGCAACGCCCCCTGTTCAATCGCTGAACAGGGGACGGTGGTGTAGCCGGGCCGCGCGTCGCCGTGCGACGGGCGGTCAGTAGGTCCGGCCGGTGGTGTTCAACAGAGCGATACGGCGGCGGATCTTGCGCAGCGAGTGGCTCAACCCGACCTCGGCGTGCGGCGACCCGGACACCGACCCGACCAGTACCCCGCCGTAGGTGACTCGCCAGTGTCCGTTCCCGCCGGACTCGATCTCACACCCTTCCTTCTCCAATGTGTTCAACGTGCGTGCGACGGATGCTTTTGTAGATGCCATGCGCCCACGGTACTGCGCGTCTTGCCCGGGTGACAATATCCGCCGTCCAGAACCGCGTGTTACGCTGGGTTCATGAGCGAAGGCGGTACGCGGCCGACAGCCGCCAAGTCATACCAGACACCGGCCGATTCTGGTCTGAAGGCCGGGTCGACCTACAGCCCGCCCGGCCAGCCCGCCCCTCGAGAACCGGAGGCCACGCTGGGGGTGCGCCGGAACAGCCCCGAGACGGCCTCCGACAGCCACCGGACGGACCCTACGCCTGCGGTGGGGGATCGGGTGGTCCACAGAATCTCCGGGCAGACGGGAGAGGTCGTGGGACACGCCCAGCACGGCTACGGGCACGCCGCCCCCACGGTTCGCTGGGAGGGTGAGGAGACCAGCTGGCCGCAGGGAGTGGCGGCCAATTCGGTGCGGGTGGTGGGGTCGACCCCCGACGATCTGTACCGGTACAACCAGGACGCGACCAGCAGCCGACCCTTGAACAGGAATACCGGTGCGACATGAGCAACCCGGCATACGACGCGCGGGACGCGTCGCCCCAACTGCGCAGCTCGACCGATCCGCTGCCGCGCGACCTGTCCGGTACGGGTGAAACCCAGCGGCTGGCGGTCGGCGACCAGGTCCGGCACCGGATCTCGGGTCAGACGGGGGAGGTGGTGGACCTGCACGCCGACCCGTTCGTGAAGGACGTCACTCACGGTATCGTCAACTGGACCGGCGACGGAGACGGGTTCGGCCAGGGATACGCCAACACCAGTTTGATCAAGTTCTGACCGGCGCCGCTGCGCGACACGCGGCCCCCCACATACAGGAGCATGTCTTGAACAAGCCGATAATTGGACAGGCAGTGCACTACGTCAGCCACGGTACCCCGGTGCGCGAGGACGGCACCCAGGCGTACACCTCGCAGTGCCGGGCGGCGACGGTGACCGAGGTCGAGGCGGGCACCACGCCCCAGATGGTCGGACTGCATGTGGTCAACCCCACCGGGCAGTTCTTCCACTCGCTGGCTGACGGCGGCTGCGTGCAGGACGAGGCCGACCGTTTCGGCGGCACTTGGCACTGGGCGGATCACGCCTGACATGGGGTATACGCCCGGCTTTGAAGGACCGCACCCGAGCGAGCTGCCGGTATACGACCCGGACGCTGACGAACCGGCCGACCGGTGCGCGCACAACGGGCTGTCGGACCACTGGCGCGGCGACGACAAGACCCCGCCCGGGTATGTCTGGTCGTGTCTGGAGCGGTGCGGCCGGGTCGGCAGCCAGACGTTCTACCCGGACGACCCGGACGGGTCGAACGTGCTAGGCTGGGGACGCGCGTCTCAGATACAGTAGTCAAACAACTCGGAGGTACGCCCGTGGCGGTGGAGACCAGATACATCTGTACCCGGAAGCGGGTGATCGACCAGGCCTCGGTCAAGGTCGAGCTGACCGCGTCGATCTACGGCCGGGACAACGTCGAGTGGTCGCCGTATACGCCGTCCGGCTCGATAGAGATGGTGGTGAACGGCCCGGCCGGGGCTGTCTTCGTCGAGGGCGGGTACTACCGGATCTTGATCGAGAAGACCTCGCCGGACCCGGACTACACCACCCCGCCCGGTCACTGACCAGACACGACAGCGCCCCCTGTTCAGTTACTGAACAGGGGGCGGTGGTGTAGGGGTCGGGGTCAGCAGCCGTGCTCGCGGACTGCCGTGTACAACGCCGCCGCCAGCGGCGACAGCACCAGCTCCGCCAGGTCGATCTCGGCGTCGGTGGTCCCGCCGTGGCTGTAGGAGCTGGCCGCCGACTCTGCCTCGTCCGCCAGCTCCCGCAACCGGTCGACCGGCAGGGTAAGGGAGATCTGGACGACGGCCTCGGGGTTCTCGGACAGTGCCATCTCGTTAACTTCTTTCTGTCGGGGAGGGCGTCTCTCGTCCGCCTAGGACCAGTCAACCATAGATTTGTCCCCCTGTCAATGTTGCCGACAGGGGGACCGGGCGTGGCGGATCAGTCGCCAGCCGCTGCCTTCAGAGTGGCCTCGCGCTTGGCCTCGCGCAGCTGGCGCCCCTGCGGCGACAGCATCGACTCGGCCAGCTCGGTGCGGGTCGACCACGGCATGTCCTCGGAGTAGGCCGACTCCCAGCGGGTGCTGTCCGGGCGCATGTGACAGAACATCGTGCCGATGAAACGTCCGTTCTCGCGCAGCGACCACGTGACCAGGACGCCCGACTTGTGCCTGGTCTCCGACATCCCGGTGTAGGAGATCCAGCCCCGGGCGTTCACCGGCTGGCGCTCGACCGGGGTGACGAACCAGATCCGGGTGTCGTAGTCGATCCGGTACGCCCCCAGGGAGTCGCAGCTGGCGAGCAGGCACTGGGATCGGTCGTCGGCGCGCCGTGCCAGCGCCCACGTCCCGCTGGGTGCCACCTCGGCGACCTCCCAGATGTGGTCGGGGTCGTCGGACAGGGCGTTGCCCGGAACCATCGGGGTCATCAGGTCGCCGACCCGGGGACTGTCGGAGTGTCCGACACCGGCGGTGTCGGCGTGCGGCAGCTCGCTAGGGACGGCAAACTGCACCGGGCGCCGGGTGCCGTCGGCCAACGACCAGCTGAACCGGCCGCGCACGACCTGCAGGGCCCGGTTCGTGACGGTGTGCCGGACGGTGCCGCGCCCGGTGCTGTAGTTCACGCGGGTGACGCGGTACGGCAGCAGCTGCGGGTTGGAGTCGGTGCTCAAGGCGGAGACCACGAAGTCTCCGACGGACGGGGAGTAGTGGTGTGTGCTCATCTCGGTAACCTTTCGACCGGCGGGGCCGGTCGGCCCCTATTTCCATCCAAGCATGGGGTTGCCCCACTGTCAATATTTCCAACAGTGGGGCAACAGGCGGCATTCCCGCAGGGACTACCGCACCGGGATCACCGTGGGTACAGGCTCCGCCGCCAGGTCCTCGTTGATGACCCGCATCGCCACCCACTTCAGCCGGGCCTCGCGCACACCGTCGCGCGGTCCGTACCAGTAGGTGTGCCAGTGCGCCCGCCGGATGTGGGTGCGCCGCCTCCTGCCGGAGTTGTCGGCGCGGGCAGCCAGGACGGCCTGAGAACGGCGTTCGGCGGTCCTGGTGAGGGCGGGCCCGACCCGGTAGCCCAGGCTGTACGTCTGGGCCGTCGGTGCGGCCTTCTCGGCCTGGCGCTTGCCGCTCTTGCGGGGCGGCCGGACCGGACGTGCAGCTGCCTGCAGGTCGGCGTTGACCGAGCAGCAGTACATCAGCACCGGCAGACAGATCCGCAGGATCGTACGGGTCCAGGCGCGGACCTGATCCCGGTCTCCCTTCTCCACCTCGACAGCGTCCCACTCGGCGGCACTCAGGTCGGACGCCGAGTCCACTGTGAACTCGTGGTCCAGCGGGACCGACACGCCCGACAGGTCCCAGTCGGTGGGCGTGTCCCCCGGCCGTCCGATCGAGGACAGCGCACAGATCTGGTAGTGCGACGCGGTCTCGTCGGCGGTGGAGGTGGAGTACTGGCCCAGACCCAGGCCGCGCACGAAGAAAGCCCACGTGGTACCTTCGGACCCGTCCGCCAGCACCACCGGGATACCCTGCGGCAGCAGGAACACCGGGTCGGCGTGCGGCAGCTGGCGCAGGATCTGCGGCGGGATGGGGGAGCCGCCGGGGTCGGTGTCTATCAGGGCGCGGTGCAGGGCGGGGTCGACCGAGTAGGCGACTCGAAGTTTCTCCCAGTTCAGCGCCAGCTGCGTGTCGGACACCGACCTGCGCACGTAGGCCCGGTGCTCCGCAGTCATCTGGCGGAACACCTGCACCGCCGCCAGCCACCGGACCGAGGACCGGGTCTGTGTCCTCTTGGTGTCGGCCAGCGCCTCCAGGTTGAACTTCCACAGCACCCCGCGCCCGACGCCGAAGTACGCCTCGATCATCTCCAGCGCTCGCTTGGTCGACATGTTCGGCGGGAGGGGGTGGTGTAGCGCCTTGGTTCTCTCGTAGGCCTGGTGGGCGCGCTGCCTCTGGCACCGGATGAGGTTGCGTATCTCCTCGGCGACCTGTTCGGCAGGAACGTCGCCCGGGGCGTCGTACGCCATGACCTCGAACAGGTTCAGGTCGATCGGTATACCGGCTTCTCGATTCAGGTCCACAGCGACTCCGGATCCTTCAATATCTTGATGGCCAAGGTAGCCGACACCTGATCCTGGCTGGTCGGCGACCACGGGTAGGTGCAGCGCCGGACCACGATCGACCAGGCGCGGTCGTTCTTGGCGATCGACACGAACACCAGGCGGCGATAGGTCGGCTCGGACCACAGGCGCCCGTACGCGTCGGCGGGGGTGGGCTCGTCGGCCGAGACCCACATCAGCGTCTCGAAGATGTCGTCGACCTTGTACCACGCCGATGAGGCGGCGGCCTGTTCGAAGGCCGCCGCCAGCTGCTCGTTCGGACTGGTCACGCGATCACCAGCATCAACGCGTCGCCCAGCCGCTCGGCGGTGAGGGTGCGCGGGAACTCCTTGCCCTTGCGGCAGGTGCCGATGATCGCGTCCGCGCCGTTCCGGACCATCTTCTCGATGTTGACCGGGTTGGTGATGTAGGCGCGCCGGTCGGCCAGGTCGCCCGGGTAGGTCTCGACCGCACCGGCGCCCAGGTCTCCGCGCTGCCAGTTCTCGGCCGACGCGATGTAGCAGCGGGCCATCGTCAGGGCCATCCCGGACAGCGACAGCTCGGCCGCGATCTGGTCCAGGGTGACGGGGGAGGCGATGTTCTCGGTCATCTCGGTCATCTCATTTCGACGTGGGGGCCGGGCGGCCCCGCTAAGACGATCCAATCATAGAATTGTCCCGCTGTCAATATCGACAGCGGGACGTCGGCCACTAGTCGCGGTTGCGTATCCACACCACCGCGATGATGGTTGCGCAGATCGCGACTATCTCGATCACGTCGGGCCAGTTATCCATCGGCGTCCTCATCCCTCAGGTCGATCTCGTGGGTGCGCAGGTGGCCCCCGTACAGCCGGTACACGGCCTCCGATTTGCGGCGGTAGACTCTCTCCCAGCCGCAGTCGCACCAGGCCTGCCAGGCCCGGCGCCGCAGGCAGATACCGAACAGCTTGCGGCACCGAACGTTCGACCGGCGGTGGATTTGGTGTACACCGCACCTAGCCACGGCGGCTCTCCTCGACACCCGCGCGAAATGCGTCGGCGATCGAGGCCCACCACGCGCGGTGGAATATCTTGAACATCAGTAGCCCTCCTCCAGGCCCCAGGCGGGCCAGTTCTCGAAGATGCGGAACAGGCCGTCGGCGACGGTGTCCTCCATGCTGCCCTCGGCGCAGTGTCCGCTGTCGACGTAGGTGCCCAGCGACACCGGCTGGCCGGTGGCGTCGTACGACACGCCGCCACTGAACAGCTCCCAGCGGCCCGACCGGGCCCGGTAGTACACCCCGACCCCGTTGACCTTGCCCTCGATCTGGATGGGGCAGGCGTCCGGGAACACCTTCAGGTGGATCTCGATCCCGGCCATCTCTCGTCCTCCTCGTGTCGCCGCTGCCTGGCGTTGTCCGCCGCCCGGCTGATGCTCCGGTCGGCCTCGGCCAGCAGCTCCATGGTGCGGGTGTTGGCGGGGTCGCCCCCGCCGTCCAGGTAGATCTGTGTCGCGGTTCTGGTCTCCGTCTCCGGCTCGTCCGTGGGCGGCTCGTAGGTCAGCATCCGCAGGTTGGCCTGCAGCTGAGCCGGGGTTCCGTGAAACGCGGGCTGGGTGAAGCACGAGAACCATTCGCTGACGTCCGGGCCCAGCGGCGGGTCGCCCGCCTTCGCCAGGTCCGGTCGGGTGACGCGGACGTTGCCGACCCGCTGGTCGTACGCCGGGAACTGCGCCAGCCGGGCGCCGATCAGCTCCACCCCGCGCTGCGACAGGTTGCGGATGTACCGCTTCCGCTCGCCGTACCGGTCCACCGCCTCGTAGGACAGGACATACGGGCGGGTGTTCTTGGGCGGGCGCAGACCGAACAGCCGACGCTTGGTCGACTGCGGCTTGCGCATGTCCACGGTGCGCATGTTACTCCTTGTATGAACGGCCCGGCGGCCGGGTGACCGCCGGGCGGGGGTGGTGCAGCGGGTCAGCCGTTCAGCTCGTCCTGGATCAGGCCCAGCGCGCCGTCGTGGCTGGCGACCTGCCCGAGGTGCTCCACGCCGCCGTCGGCCACGACGTGCACGTCGTACAGGTTGGACAGCTGCGCCACGACCAGGAACACCGTGCCGCCGGTCCGCACGGACCACAGGACGCCGTCGGTCTCTTCCACCAGCTTCAGATCGTTGCTCATCTCGGTTCCTCTTCCTACTTGACTAACTGACAAGGGCCAGCTTACCAGTACCCTGCCCGGTTGTCAAGCCCTGGCTTGGGCTGCCCGGAGCGTGGCGCCGCACAGCCGCGCCGTGCTAGGGTGGTACCCGTCGCCGCTGCGGTTCGTGGGACCCAGGGATGTGTCCGAAGAAGCTCGGGTCGCAGCGGCGACGACCAATGCGGGTGTGGTGGAGTAGTACCACGTCGGCCTCATAAGCCGAAGGCGCCGTGCGAATCGGACACCCGCTACGACTACTTGCAGCTGCTGCATTCGCTGGTAAGCCCGACCGATCCGGACCCGTTGTCGACCGGTTTCCCGGGGGAGCAGCCTAAGGCGTGTAAGCAGGCTCAAGAGTCACCTGACCCCCGTCTTCCTCACTCGGTCGGCGGGGGTCAGCTATACTATCTACCGGGGAGGTATCTGATGAACTGGATGAAGAAGGTCGCACGTCGCTGGCCGTGCCTGTGCGGTGCGTCCTCGCACTGCGGGCGCTGCACCTGCTGCCCTGCCAAGTAGGCAGACACCGGGCCCGTCCGATCGCGTCGGACGGGCCCGAGGTGTACTCTGGGTCTATGGACACCGCCGAAAGCTCCGCGTACGACTCGTACCTGGGCGGCATGAACCCCGGTCCGAGGTACGACGGCCAGCCGAACGTCAAACCGGGCGACGACTCGCGCGGTACACCACCCCCTGCCGGTACACGCGTCCGCCACGTGCGTTCAGGAGAGACCGGCGAGGTCACCGGCGTGCACGTTCACGGCCACACGGGCGAGCGGATGCCGACGGTACGCTGGGACGGCCAGGCCGCCTCTGGCTTCACCTCCGACCAGGGATACAGTCTGGACAGCTTGACCAATCCGTAAGGAGACGACATGTTCGGTGTTGCAGCGGTGGTTCTGTTCACGATCGCCACGATCTTCTCGGGCGCTGCCGTCCACGTCGACAGTGCGTGGCTTCAGCCGGGCACGCTGGTCGACGCCGGTCTGGCCTGCCTCTCGGTTCATCTGCTGTGGCCGACCCCGGTGCCCTGGCGTCGTCCGTAAGCACCGTGCTAGCCTGCTCGGCATGAGCCAATACCCCGAGCACGACAAGATGGAGACGGTCCAGGACGAAGCTCGCGCGGTCAGCGCATTCTTGGAGTGGCTGATCGAAGAGCGCGGCGTTACGCTGTGCCGGGACGACGGCCGGGGACGCCTGGAGCCATTCCCGGTCAACATCGAATCCCTGCTGGCCGGGCACTTCAAGATCAATTTGTCCAAGATCGACGCCGAGAAGGAGCAGATGCTCCAGGACTTGCGTACGGCCAACGAACAAGCCCGTGCCGGTGTGGTAGAATCCCGGGGACGCACAGCCGACACCCCCTGACCGGACCGAGAACGGGCCAGCCCGCGTGGTGACGGGTTCCAACAGGCGTTCTCTGCGTGGCAGGGGTCGGGTCGACGGATTCGGGGGCTGTGAGACGTCGGCTTACGGGACGGTATCGACCTCCAGAGAGGTTCCGGGTCAGTGACCACGGGGCAGCAGCTCCACGGTCCAGCGCGACGTTACACTTCTCCCCCGGTGGCCGAAAGCACGGGGGAGAAGCTGTGTGCTAGGGTGGTCCCAGGTACGAGACAAGATCAGCATCCAGCTGGAGTCGAGTGCCGTCGCGTGGTTTACGGGCTTACTCCCCAAGGTGCCCGGCGCCTCAGCGACTACGCCTGTTGAGCGAGCTTGGGAGAAGGCGGCAGTGTCGCGCCGTATCCCTCGTGACGCGAAAGATGGGCTGATTGACAGTGTCGAGGCCGACCCCGGTTTAGGTGGAGCAGGGCTGCGGACCGTATCCCGCAGCACGCAGAGAAGCCGCCCCCAGGTGGATACGGTGGGGTTAGAAGCCGGGGCCGGTCTCGACACGCACGGAGAAGCCGCCGATTTGGCGACGGCAGCACACTGCTAATGTGTAGGCCCCCGGGTCTTGCGGGTTCGACTCCCGCCTTCTCCGCTCCTCGCCGCACCCCAGAACCGCGTGCTATCCTGGCGTCATGACAGCTGTATTCGCCTCGCCGCCGGAGCCGGGTACCAGACCTAAGTACCCGTTCGCCGAGTGGCTGAACGGTCAGCAGTGGGTGCTGACCCGGGGCCGGGACTACTGGGGACACCCCGACGTCCTGATCCGCAGCATCGAGGCCTCCGCCCGCGCCCGGCGCCTGCGGGTAACCTGCACCTACGACACCAACACCCGCTGCGTCTACGTGCGCGCCTCTACCTGGAACCCTGATGGTGAGACTGACGCCTGACCACTGGGCGGCTATGACCATGCGCGCCGACGGACACACCTACGCCACCATCGCCCTCGAACAGGACTGCAGCCTCGACGAGGCCAAGAATCGGGTGCAGGCGGTGGTGAAGGTGCTGCAACTGCGCCTGCTGAACGAAGTGGGGAACGATGGTGGCGAAGAGAACGGCAGCTGAGCGCTATGCCGCCCGCAAGATACGGGTGGCGGTTGACTTACGTGCCCGTACGATCGCGGCGGCCGACCAGGGAGCGCACCACGCCCGCCTGCGCGCGAGGTACGGTCCGGACTGGCGCGGGGTGCTGCACAGGAGTCTACAGCGTCAACTGGACGAGTGGTACGCCGTGGTCGAGCGTAACCCATACCGCAGCCTGTCCGACCCCGAAATCGGGTATTATGACTCGGAACGCGCCGGGCTGTTTCTGCGCCGACCGGGCAGAGGGGGGTGGTGAAGGTGGTGTCCGAGGACGAGAAGAACAAGCCCCGGTCGGCTGCCGCGATCGCCCGCTGGGAGCGGGAGAAGGCCCAGCAGCGGGCGGGCCAGCGACAGGCCCTGGAGCTGCGCCAGCTGGGGTATTCGTACCGCCAGATCGCCGAGCTGCAGAACATCTCGGTACGGTCGGCCACGCTGCGCTGCAAGAAAGCGGCCCAGCGGGACATACCGACTGAGCTGGTGGAGACGGTACGCAACCTGGAGCTGGACCGCCTGGACACCATCACCACCATGAACCTCAAGCTGATGCAGAAGGCATATGAAGCAGGTGACGTTGAGTCCTTCTGCAAGCTTCAGGACCGGGTGCACGCCGTACACGACCGGCGTAAGAAGATGGTACCG